AAGAAGGTCAACGCTGCGCGCGCTGCAGTGCGAAGCGCCAGCAGCGCAGACAAGTCAGCGATGCGTGCGAAGTTGATTGCTGAAGGCTGGAGTGGAAAGCAAGCCAATGCGATCGTCAACTTCGCACACGCGCACGAAGTAGACGATAGCGGACGCTACTCCAGAGTCACCAAGCAGCTGACCAAACGCGCTGCCGCCAAGCGCGCTGAGTTGCTAGCTCCCGCTGGGATCGTGCCGCTCATCGACACTGCGCGCGCACGCAACTCCAATCACATCGATCCACCAGGCCAGACCAGCGTTGTCTGGTCTGCCGTTGGCTATCTCGGTTACCACATGAGCGGTACGCGCAAGATGCCAGCGCGTAACCCCACGCCATTCGTTCACGATGGCAGCGGATGGCGCCTGGCTGATGACGCGATGCAGAGCCTTGATTCTGCGATCGTCAACTACGTCAAACACGGTGAGCCTGACAAGGGTGCGGTATGAGCAGCCAAACAGGGCTTATCACGCGCGCCATCATCGAACTGATGCAGGGTTCGCTAGGCAGCGTACGCAAGCTGCCGCCGATGCTGTTCGGCTATGGCGTCTTCGATGGGCAGCCGAACGCAGCGCAGCAAGCGCGTGCGATGGACAGTCGCTACCGCCACCAGTTCGATGTGCAGCTGAGCAGCACTCGGCCGCACAAGGCCACCCCGTTCAGCAATAAAGCGAACTACCGGATTGATGCACGCGTCATCACCTTGCGCGTGGTCACATCGCTAAGCGTGACGTCCGATGAGATGGCGCGCCTTGAGCAACGTGAACGCGTAGAGCAAGCGTGCAGCGATGCCATCAGTGCACTGAGCTACCCGGGTAACTTGCTGTTCACGGTAAGCGGCCAAGCCACGCGCATTGCGAGTGGCTTGCTGTGCGGCGCCGAAGATGGGTCAGGCGTGCCGCGTTACGAACTGGTCAACGAAGACTGGAAGAAGCAGTTGCACATCAGCCGCATCACTGGTGTGGCGATCGTCAATGTACCGCAAGCCGTGGGGACCTAAGAGCTATGACACTCAGCATTCAGAACATTGGACGCGTGCGAGCGGATGAAGAAGCTAATGGCTCTTTCTGCGCAGAGGCAACGCTCAATGACATGGAAGATGTTCCATGCATTGAAGGTACAGCGAAGGCTTCGATGGATCGGCCAGAGGAATCCCCGAAGCTACTGCAGCAGCACATCGACGGTTACCCGTCCAAGGTTTTCATGCCGCGGCGTGGAACCTTCAGCACGCAACTAAACCTGCGCGGGACCACGGTCCGCGGGACGGGTGCGTTGACCAGCGCAAGCATCATCCCCGCTGGTCACCACATGTTGAAGATTGCGCTTGGCGCAGCCACGTACGGGACAGGCACCACGATTGCTCTGTCCAGCACAGCCACCGTGTTGAACGTGACCAGTGCAGCGGGACTCACCGAAGGGGGCGCAGTCGTGCTGGCCACCGGTGCGGGTGGCGCACTCGAGTGCAGAGAGATCAAAACGATCGCAACCAACGCGGTCACGCTGAAGTACCCGCTGAGCAATGCGCCTGCCACTACGGGCGCCACTAGCATTGTCTACGCCTGCGCCACCATCTCGCTGGGTAACTTGGACGGGTCCACGGTTACGTCACTGCAGCTGCTGGTGGAAGGACTTGATGCGCTCGATCGCTGGCTGCTCAAAGGCGGTCAGATCTCTGCGCCGCCAAAGTTCAGCCTGCAGCCAGGGACGATTCCTACCGTTGATTGGGCTTGGCTGTTCGCTGACCACAAGCGAGCGGACGGAACTGAAACGTCCATGAATCCGTCATCGAGCGCGCTTGCTGACCAGAACTACGCGGACACATCCATCAACGCTGTGATGGATTCAGAGCTGCGGATAGTGACGCATGGCGCGTCTACGCTGACCGGTACACTCATTGATGCATCCGAAATCAACATCGAACCAAACATCGTTTACGAACCGCACATCACGCCAGGCGGGGTGAACAATATCAAGCAGTGGGTGCGGACGCGTGCGTCCGGCCCTGCAGTCACGGGTAACTTCGCGCTGCCCTATGAGTCTGTCGTGTGGCGCACTGCCCGCGATAGCGAGACTGCATACGCGCTCGCTTATCAGGTGGGTTCAAGCCTAGCCGGTGGCGGATTCATGATCAGTGTTCCGCATGCGGTAGTGGACGGCTTCCAGCGCGAAACGGTGGGAGGCATCGCAGGCCAGCGCGTGACCTGGTACGCGCGGCTGGACTCGCAAACCAACACGAACACCAGCGCGCTTCAAAAGTCAGCGCTGCGCATCCATCTCTTTTGATCGGGGTTAGCGATGAGAGCAGAACGCTTCAAGTGTGTGTCGATGCTGGATGAAGATCTAGACATGGACATCGATGTGCGCATCCGTTACGGCAAGACGCGTGATTACGATCTGGTCAAGGTCAAGCCTGCAGGTAAGCCCGTCGTCTACCACGTGCGCGAAGTGCCTCATGGGCTGTTCGATGAGTACGTCGATGCGCCCGATGCAGCGTCTGAAAAATACAGACGCGCATTCATCTGCGGGATTGAGAAGGTTGAGAACCTGCCGCAGCTAGACGGGGTCACACTCGGGACGTGGGCGCCCACCACAATTAACACGCGCACCAGCGCCATCATCTTGGATGATGATGACCTGCGCCTGTTCTCACCAGCGGAACGCGCTGAGATTGGTGCGGTGATCTATACACACTCTTTTTTGCCACGACGGATTGCAGCAACCTATCTGCTGCTGCCTTCGTTACACGCACCCATGACGGCATTGGAGCTGCGCCTTGCGGAGTCGAGCCAGAAAAGTGCGGCGGGGCGCAGCAAAGGGAAGCCATCGGTGCCCTCTATACCCAGCCAGGCAGGAACAGACAAGACCAGCTCAACCGCCGCAGAACGCTCAGACGATCGTATGGCTGTGACTGCAACGGTGATCAACCCATAGGACGTTGGAACCCAGGCATGACCGATCGGATCTTCGCAAGCATCCAGGAACTAACCGGTACGCAGTTCGTATCCGGTTGCCCGTGGCGTGCACTGCGTGATCCGTTTGTGCAGCGTGTGATCTACGCCATGCCATTTTTCGAATCCGGTCAGCTTGCGTTTGCATTGCCGCAGCCAAGCGCGCGCCTAGTCGCAGGCATCCGCCACTACCACCACGTCACTAACCGCGTGTGGTCCAAGCAGATGGAGCTGGAGAAGCAGGAACGCGCGCGCGTGCGTCCGCTGCCTATGAGGGGCGGTCATGTCAGAGGCAGATAAGAAGATCCAGTTTGAAGTTGCAGCCGATGGCACTGCGGAAGTAGCGCAGGCGTTTGACAAGGTTGCCGCTTCGATGGAGCGGCAGCTCAAGACGCAGAAGCTGATTGCTGACACCAGCAAGGATCTGAAACGCGCGCAAGTCATCGGGGAGATTCAGAAGGAAGCGGACGCATGGGCACGCTTGGACAGCACGCAGAAGATGCTGGCCCAAACGTCTGCGCAGATACAGCGAAGCAATGTGATTGAGCAGCTGAAGAAGGAAGCTGCTGCGGTCAACGCAGAGACTGATGCACTGGTCAAAAATAAATCTGCGTGGGAAAAAGTTTCGTCCTCCAGCACAGCGCTATTCACCAGCACGGATAAGCTCAAAGCAGCAAGCGGCCAGACCGCTGCGCTGGTGGGTAACCTGAGTCAGAGCCTAAGCCAGCTTGCTCCAAGCACATCGGGCGTTACCACTGCGCTACGTGGCGCAGGGTCTGCCATGTCGCAGATGCTTGGCATCCTTGGCACAGCAGGCGGTGCAGCTTTGAGTGGCGCCAGTGCAGGTGGTGCGGCAGGCGGTGCGGCAGCAGGGTCAGCGGGTGGACCTGCTGGGATGTTGATCGGCGCTGGCTTGGTTGCAGCCGTCAGTGGCTTAGGCAGTTACATGGCATCCGCGAAAGAAGAAGCGGATGCACTCGCCGAAGCCACCAAGAAAAACACGGGCGCTCTAGCGGATTACGTGGGCGCCATCGCCAACTTGCGCAGCCAAGCATCTGGCAAGGTGGGCGCGCTTCAGAGTGAGGGTGATCTTGGTACACGGTTAGCGAACGGGACCGCGACAGACCAGGAGTTCAACGCGGACCTAGCTGCACGCCGCCATCGTTTGGCAGAGCGGTTTACTGCGCCACAACTCAACAGGATCCGCAATCGTCCTGAGAGTGCAGGCGGTGGTGAGACTGGCGTGCAGGCGGCGCTTGCAGAGTACGCGCGCCTAACAAAAGTTCTCGATGAGACGGAGTCCGCGTACAGCCGCGTGATGTCTAGGCGCGCACAAGACGCTGCGGCGAAGTTGGAGGGGGATAAGAAAACCAAGGACGCGCAAGGTGACATCGGGCAAGCAGAAGCCGATGAAGCTGCACGCCTTGCTGGCATCGAAGACTACACGAAGGCGCACAAGTGGAGCACCCCTGAAAGTCTCGAGACTACTCAGGGGAAGATGAAGCAGATCGATGCGCTGATAGCAGCATCGAAGAAGAAGGTGACAGACAAGGAATCAGAAGCCGAAGCTAAAGAGTCCGATATCAAGATGATTCGGATGAAGGCCATCCACGATCTAAACGAGTACTTTGCAGAAGAAGATGAAGTCACCAGGAAGCGCGCAGCCGAAGCAGAGAAGGAACGTCTAGATAAGTACTACGCTGCACTGCAGACAAAACACAAAGCGTATACGGACGCAGTCACCAATGTTGCGCAGATTGGCGCAAGCACTTCGGTCAAGCTGTTCAGCGAAATGGCGAAGGGTCACGAGATTGCGCTGGGTTCAGTCATCGAAGGCATCGGTGATCAGATGGTTGCAGAGGGGACGCGCGTGCTTTTCCAAGCAGCAGCCATGGCGTTCTTTCCACCCACTGCACCGTTTGCGGCCGGGCTTGCTGGCGTAGGTGCAGCGGAGATCGCCGCGGGCTTAGCGCTAGGTGCGGCAGGCGCGCGCGCGTCCGGTGGTTCAAGCGCAGGCGCGAGTGGCGGCGGTGGCGGTGGCGAACCAGCGCGCACGAACTACGCAGACCCCTTCGGTGACACAGCGCGTTACGGCAGCACGGCCACCGGACCGATGATCATCAACATCAACTTCCCCACGATGCTGTCGCCATCAGCTGTCGATGGCGCACGCATCCAGCAAGCGACGCGCCAGGCCATGCGTGTTTACGGATGACTGATGACCATGGCCTATTTCGCAAGCTTTGATCGGCGACTGCTGCCCACCGGTAACATCAGCGTTACCAAGAGTGGCGGTGGAACGATCGCGGTTTCACCTAGCGCGCTGGCATTCATCAATGCGTACGGGAACGTTGCGTTCTATTACAACTACATCGTGACCAACAACTGGAGTGGCATGGACTATGGCCACTCCAATCAGCTGAAGACCTTCAGTCAATACACCTTCTACCAAGCCATAGCGGTAACGCTGCGCGCAGCTGCGGACGTCGCAGGCTGGTCAGACCCAGACAGCATCAACGTGGGGTTCAACTCAGTGACACGCAGGGTCACGCTCGAATATCCCACGGGCATCACGGCGATCACGTTCAGTAACGCAACCATCCGCAGACTGTTCGGCTTCGCAGCAAACTTCAGCGGCAGCGATGACAGCATCGCGGGAACTCAGATCCCTTCGCACATCATCGAACCCACGATCGATGGCGCGTCATCGGCCAGCACAGTGTATGAGACTGACGCGATTAGCACAGTCGCCTTCAGTGCGACGGGGCGCAGCTACAGCATCGCACGCACGCAGGCGCCCCTTCGCCGCAAGTGGGTGCAGCAATATGAAACGCGCGCCAAAACGTTTCGACGCTACGCAGGCGCAGAGCCAGCTGAGTACACGTTTGAAGACTTGTACAAGGACTGTCGAAGCAGCCTGCCGTTTGCAGTGATGGATGGTTTCCTTGACGGGGCGCTGACCGCCTACTGCTTTGAGAACGGTTCGGAAAACTTCCACGCAATGACCGCTGTGGCTGGCAGCCGTGATCAGTTTCACGTCCCGTTCGAAACGGTGGCAGTCGGCCGAGTGGAAGGCGTGACCATCGACGGGGACAGCCTGACGTTTGAGGGTGAGGGGCTCATCGTCTGATGCAATACGCAGCCTTCTTCAATGTGATGGATGCGCGCCATGTCCTTGGCAGCGTCACGTTCAGCCGCTCTGGTTCAACCGACTTCACGATTGACATCACATCGCTTAGGTACGTCACGCTCGACGGGTCACGGGACGTGTCCGTGTTCAACCACTACCTAATGAACACGTTCGTAGGGGAAGACGGTGAAGCGGTTCCGTACGCTGGCCGTAACCTTGCAGCCGCTGGCCTAGGTGAAGCGATGACCGCGCGCATGCGTGATGACGCAAGCTGGCCTGACGTCAGCCAGCTCTACTGCGAGTTCAACGGCAGCACGTACAGCTTCAGCTACTTCAGCGATGCGTTCACGGCCATCCGTTTTTCAAACATCCATACGCGCAGACTGTTCGGCTTCGCGGATGACTTCACGGGGTCTGCTGAAGTCGTCACAGGGACGCGTCTACCGAACTTCATCATTGAGCCTGTGCTGTCCTCCATCACGATGGAGGACACGAAGGGCTACGTCTACGAACCCACGAAGATCAGTGCGGCCGCGATGAGCGCAGGTGGTGTGCAGTTCGGTCTGACGCGGTCAGCTACGCCACTCTACCGGGACTTCGTGCAGCAAAGTGAAACGCGTGAGAAGACGCTGCGCGATGACGCGGTCCCGACGCACCCGTTTACGCACCAGTTGCTATTCGAGTCCTGCCGATCGGTGCTGCCGTTCGCTGTGCTCGATGGGTTTGATGACGGGTTCAACTACCTGTTCAAGCTTCGGCCGGATGGGTGCCTGTGGGATCTCACCAACTGCAAGCGTGCGGGCGGAGAAATCGACCACGCTTTGTTTGACGTGGGCTACCGCGTGCAGCAGCTGGCTACTTTCAGTGCGTGAACCATGACCGAATGGAATGAACAGCTGCTTACCGGTGGGTCAGGCTTCTTAGCCTACCGCTTGATGATTGAGGGGTGGCCACACCAGTGGGTCACAGACCCCCGCATCACGCATCAGATTGGCCTAGGTACACGCAAGGTCTATCCGGGTTTGCAATACGATGGGCTGCGCATCAGTGAACGCGTGGTGTTGCGCGAGGCGTGGCCCGAAGTCGATGGCATCACCGTTACGATCGTTCCGTCTGACGCGAATGAAGACACGGTAAACGGGTTCACGCGTGACCCCAAAGTTGTAGCCGTGCTCACGCAGGATCTGGATGCAACGGCCAGCACGTGGACCACGCGCAGGGAACTAGGGTTAGGCGTTTACCATCTGGGCAGTGAGTGCGTGCTAGCGAACGAATCGACCATCGTGCGCGGCTACTGGGATAGCGTTCCACAGGAACACGCGGTCACTGACTTCACGTCAGAGAACCCGGTCAGCATCTACAACTGGCCGCCCACGATGGAGGGACGTCACGCGTTTCTGTATGCGTACGGTCCCTCAGATCATCCGGAGAGTGACGGCCAGATCGTCTGGCGTGGTGTGGTGCTGCGTCCACCGCGCATGAACTCAGATGGGCTGTCATGGCAGATCGAGCTTGGCCCTATCACTACGCAGTTTGATCAGAACGTTGGAGCATCCGAGGAGTTTGAATACAAAGTCCGCGGCGTGTATCACTCCGCTGCGTGTCCACTGCGCATGGGCATCGAAAGCTTTGATGTCGACTTCAGTAACGTGGGACTTGTCATCCTAAATCCCATGTATGGTTTCTATGAAACAGAAGATGCGTTTGCGAGCGCCGTTACTACTGAGATGATCGCTGCGATAGCAGCCCAGGCTACGGGTGGCCTGTTAGATATAAACACTCCGGACTTTGCTTATAACGGACCCAGCCGAATCGATCCGAGCCCGGGACGTTACACGGTCTATCTCGGGTTTTCCGGTGGCGGCAGTGATGACTATGACGTGACCGTGGGCGTGATGGATGCGCTCGATGGTTGTACTAACCGGGGATGTCAGGGCAGCCCAGACGCGAATGGTTCATCACCTCGTGAAGGCCGCATGAGTTTCTACGCGGGCGACGTCAGCGGCAAATGGTATTGCGACTTTCGCCCGCAATCCACCCCGATGGGTTATCCGTTGCCTGCAGCGCGCACGCTGGTGGGCAAGCCTACGCTTCGGATCGATCGTGACGCACCGCGTGATTACAAACTGTTCCGCCCCTATGGCGTGGACGATGAGATCACTTGGCCAAATAACCGCGTCTACTTAGAGAAGGTGGACGGGTTACAGGTTGATGATGTGTTGCTAGTTCGGAATGGCGATGATGCGGGGCGCTACCTGCGCATCACTGGCATCAACGCACTTGAGGCTGAGCGGTGGATATACGTCGAGTTCATCGGCAATACTGACGTGCTCTATATCACGAGCGAGTCAAGCATCATTCCCGTGCGCACGTACAGCGATGATGGGAACTGGGCTGACTTTATCAACGCGCTGGTGGAGCAGTCACCGAAAGCCAACCTAGGCAAGACACCATGGTTGACTGACCGTGACGTGGATACAACCAACTGGCTGGGTTACTGGCGCACGTATTCCTTTCAGAACTACTGGCGCCATCGCACTTACCAGTTCAGTAAGCAGGTTCGCATCCGGGACGTGTTCGCACCTGAGCTGATGGCAACTGGATGGATGGCGCGGCTAGCGCTCGATGGACGGCTAGACGTGGCGCCCATGCCATTCATTGCGAGTCAACGCAGTGCAGACTGGGCGCTGACCGATGATGAGATCCTGCTGCCCGCAGAAGAGCAGAGTGGCACTTGGCCCACGTGGGAAGCGCAAGCAGACGGCTTGGTGAACATTGCCAAGTTGCGTCTCGGGTATGACCCGAACGATGACAGCTTTGATGAAGCGCAGGACTACACCGTTCGCATGACGCAGAGCATCGCAGAGCACAAGAGTGGCAACCGTGCGCTGCAGGAAATCGAGATCCGATCGCAGCCTGCGACAGTGGGAACGACTGAGATCCGTGTTGGAGGATTCACCCTCAAGCAGACGCGACGCTACGGTATCTCAGCGGACCTGGTGGTTGAGATGGCGCTACCGTATCTGCGCACGCTAGCGCAGGATTATGCGATCGTAACGGTCGCAGTTCCGTTCACTTTGTTTGGCGTGCTGGTGGGTGACATCGTTGAAGTCACCAGCCGCTTCATCCCCGATGGGCTGGGTGGCCGCGGGGTGACCGGTAAGAAAGCCATCTGTGTGGGTCGCACTTGGAACCTAGACCCAGCGGCTGAAGGCATGGGCACGCTAACGCTCTGGTTTGCACGCGACAGTGGGCGCGTGGCTGGGTACGCGCCCACTGCGCGCATTGGAGCAAGCGTGGACCATGGTGGCGATTTGTTCACGCTCAACCTCAACCCTGTCATCGGAGACAACGTTGCGTGGTCCGAGTCAGGCGATGACGTGGCCAAGCACTTTGCAGTGGGTGATGCGGTTCAGCTAGTGCAGGCAGATACGGATTCCCCTACAACTGCCCAGGGAACAATCACAGCGAAGCCTGACGTTACGCACGTCACGATTCAGTTTGATGATCCATGGGACCGTGGCTTCGCGGTCTGGGATCTGCGCTTCCTGATTGGGATCGGCGAAGACCTGCACATCATGGCGACCGAACGTCAAGCTGCTTACTGCTGGATTGCAGGGGAAGACGGTGAATACATGTTTGACTTCTACCCTCTGAACTTCCCTGCCGCGCGGGAGTTTGTCTAATGCCCATCCCAATCACCCCGCTGCATCCCACTACACGGCTTAGTGTAAAGGGCTATTACGAACGCGTAGCCAATGACGTCTTGCGTGAAGGTCGGCCGATGGATGCGGGCTTCGTGTGGAAGCTGGTGGATAACGTTCAGCACATGGTGGATGAGTCTGGCTTCTACCGCATCAACTGGTGCAACCAGGGATCGGATGCAGACGGCGCGTTCATGATCGCGAACGACGCAGACTCAGACGGGGACACGGGTCCGATACTTTGGTGGACGTGGTTTCCAACGCAGCTGGTCTTGGATTCGCAGTATCCGCGCTTTGATATTCGCATCTGCGTGAGCTGGAATAAGTTTCCCAGTCACACCTTCCAAGTGACTCTGTGCACACCGGACGTGCAACCACCGGTGCGAGGCCTTGCGCGTGGTGTGCTTGGTACGTTTTCAGGGGTTACCAACTTCAATACGTTTGCGTACGCGCAAGCCACCATCCCATCACGCAAGATCGTGGATGCGCCGCTGCATCTGATTCACGCGCCCACTACGGAAACGGATCCGGTTGCCGTGGGTGACATGGCTTGGCTCAAGTTGATGGTGGAGTCCGAGCCATTCAACCTTGAAGAAGATCCAGCTGTTCACATCGTTTCGCTTCAGGTCAGGGAATACCTGCGATGAGTGTCAGCCGAACAGTAGGCCTTCACCCGGACGTGGAAGGCATGACGAAAGGAAGCATCCGCGCCGCATGGCCTGTGGCTGCGGACGTCATCACAGCCACTAGCAAAACGGTGAACTGGCTACTGGGTAGAGCAATCCCCCTAGTCATTGACGGCGGTCATATGTGGGGTGGGGGTCCATCAGGACCAGTGAGTAAGACTCTTCACTATCGGTATGAAGTGGATGACGCGCATCCGATGGTGGGTAGAACGTTTGTCATCAGCTCAGAGCGCACAGCTGGCGTAACCATTGACGGTGAGACCTATCAAGTGGGGAACAGTCTACCCACGGTCATCCACACTGCGGTTCGCAATGATGATGGTAACGCAGAGGTTGCGTATTCACCTACGTTCAGTTGGTTTGCTGAGCAGACTGACTGGGTACAGCTGCACCAGCTGAACGTCTATCACTGCCCGATGGCGCAGCTGACTGCTGACGTGGGCGTGGACCCAATCAAAGCGCGCTCGCAAGTATTCGATGGCCACGACGCACGCCAGTCCATCGCTGGACTGGCGCGTGCAGTCGATGATCTACGTTCCACATACTTCAGGCGCGGGACAGTTTTCAACTGGGCGCATGGCGGCGATGGCTTCACCACCGTCTTGCACTTCGTTTACCAGCTGCTCTTTCAGAACTATCCGATCAATCCTGCGATTCAAAACCGTTTGATGTACAACGGTGAGACTACGCGGGACGTCAAGGTCAACGTCTACGCAAAGGTCAGTAGCGGTGCGACAGGGACCATCCTGATGACCATGACCAACGGTGCTACGTGCACGTTCACCGTGACCAGCACGTCCGCTACGTGGCACACCACGCAGACGCTGACCGTGGAAGTGGATGACCCAACACGTTGGGAAACTGACGGCGGCATTCGCGGTGGAACGCGTGATGAGTTGAAGGTGGAAGTGAAGGTTGCAAGCGGTGGTCAGACTCTCTACCTGCTTGGCATATCGATGTGGGATTCCGGTGGCGGCTGAAACTGAAAGGCCCCGTGTCTATATCTCCGCAAGGTCAACCGTACATCAACGCAGTTAGCGCGCTCGCATCGAAGACGGGTGATTGGATCTATGCAAGCGATGGCCTTGATGGCATCTGCTTTGAGTGGGTCTTCGCGTTGGGCGCAGGCAACGTAACTGGAACGATTGTGGTGGAGCACACCGCGCAGCTAACGGGAACGCCACCCACGAACGGGTCACGTATCATGCTGCCGCTTGGCAGTCTGCACACGTCGATGACGCAAGTAACACTTGCTGCAGCGCCTAGCCCATCTCCAGAGGTAACGCTGACCGCTGTGGTGACCGGTCGGTTGGAAATCAACCTAGGCCGTATTCCCGCGGGCGTCATCCGCTGCAACTACGTCTTCGCTAGCGGGTCAGGCGCATCACCCAACACTGCCACGTGTTACCAGACGTCCACGAGTAGGCGCTAAGCCATGGCCACCTTCTCAGTCCCAAACATCGGGGACCAAAGCGTTGCACCATCGATCTCACCATCGATCGGAGCGGACGCAACCCTCGTCGATGGCACGCAGCTAGACATCGTTGACCCGGGAACGCTGCTTGGTGCAACGCTCAAGGCGGACTGGGATTCGCGCGCTGGAGTTGCGGCCACGTGGACTGATCAGATCGGTTCACGTGTGCTGACTAACTTCTCAGGCACCACCACGTTTGGCGCGGACGGGTCGTTTTTCAACGGCCAGTCTGTTTGGTTGATGGGCGCAGGCGCAGGCATGGGTTCCCCTATGTTCACGGCGATCGCTACCACAGGAAACAATGATATCTGGGTCACGTTCATCTGCAGGCTGTTAGCCCCGCAGTTGTCACAACCACTCGTGTACCTCACTGACAACGGCAATAACCCAACCATAAACTTGCTTCAAACTGCATCAGGCAGTGGCAACGTTACAGCATCCACAATCACGGCACCGTTTGTGCCAGACACAAACGTCCACCGTTACGAATACGGGATTATAGGCGGCCGTTCCATGATGTTCATCGATGGATCGTTGCGCGCCAGTGGCGCAACGTTCGGTACAAGCCTTGCGCGTGACCTTACTCGCGTGCAGCTACCGCGCAACGCAGCCTCTGGATCGGCAGGCATCAACGTTGCGAGCCTTCGCATCATCACGCCTGCACCTACCGGACTTCAACGCGCGCAGCTGCGCGCTTATGATTCATCCATCTGGGGAACGCTATGACTGAACTAGCTGAGATTCTCGGACCATCGCTCGAGTTGGCGAACCACAAGATGGACGTGGCTGCAGCGTTGCAACTTCGCTACGCCAACACGAACAATCAGTTCCACGTCATGAACTACGGCGCAGTTGCCGATGGCACTACCGACGACACTGCTGCGTACCTCGCTGCGTGTGCGGCAGCGGTCACGGCGGGCGGATGCGCGCGCGTTGTGTTCCCTGAGAACAAACCCGTGCGCATCAGACAGGGCAAGGTCTTTAGTACAAGCACGCACGTCGCTGGCTTGCACTCGGTGATGCTCGTGGGTGCGGGGCAAAACGAAAGCATCATCATCTGGGATCCACTGGATGACGCTGACTATCTAGTGCGCTGGTTCACGAGCGGCGATTACTACGCAGGCGGTGGTGCCGAACGGCTGCTAGTCAAGTGCATGAGTCCGAGTGCGACGGGCCCCGTGTTTCACGTGACCGATGGCTACATGACGCGCTTCAATGATGTGGCCATATTCGGTTACGGCTCATCGGGCGGGACGGGCATACTCATTGATAATGGTGGTGTCACAGCACAGCACGTCGTTCTAAACAACGTGATGATCCAGGGCCTTGACGTGGGTCTGGACGTGGACGCTGTGCAGGCTATGTCTGCGTATGAGCTGAAGCTGAACCAGAATCTAATCAACGGTATCTTCCGTGGCGGAACGCTCGCGTGGTTCGGTGGCCTGCTTCAGGGTGGCGGCGCCGTCTTTGAGTTTCGTCCTACTGCTGTGAGCTCAGTCAACTTCCGTGCGTACGGTCTATATTGCGAAGTGACCGGTCCTGCGAACACGTTCAAGGCGTACGCCGCCACGACTGGCTTTGGCTTCGGTGGTTTCATCAAGGTGTGTGACTGCACGAACAATGGCACTCACATGTTTATGGACGTGGACAGTTATGACGTCCACCTTGAAGACATCGGCGGCGCCGTTACTATCCCCGTGCTGAAGGCGATCGATGCAAGCCTGATCGGAATCAATCTAACGCCCGATCCTGCGATGTTCGATCTCGATGCGGACACGCAGACGCGCACGGTCTTCTTCAACCCGGGCAACCTTTCGGTCGGGACCGCAGCCCCCACGCACCCGGACATCACGCACAAGTCTGCAAACTTCGGTCTACCGATCCAGCTTGCAAGCTTCACCCCTGCACAGCGCGCAGCACTTTCGAACGTTGTTGAAAACGACCACGTCTATAACAACGTTGCGAAGGTCCCGCAGTATTACACCGGTACGAAGTGGCGCTCATATCGCGAGCCAAACCCCGCCGACCTTCTGGGCGCAACGCTGCTGGCTGAGTGGGATGCGCGCATCGGTGTTGGCTCAAACATCTGGACTGACAGTGTCACGGGGCGCGTGCTCACAGGCACAGGCTCGCCAACGTTCGGCGTAGACGCTGGCAAGTTCGGTGGCCGCAACGTCTGGAAGTTCGTGGCCGCGTCGAGTCAGTCCATGGACACGGGCGCCAGCGGCGCCACGATCTTCTCTGCGGGGGTGGGCGCTTACTACATCAGCTTCGTTGCGCGTCAGACCAGTGGGACCACGACAGGCACCCACCAGGGCTACGTCAACATGCTCGACAATGCGAACACCACGATCGGAATGCAGTTCAGCAGAACCGATACGTCAGTCTGGAACTCGTATCAGCTTGGAGGGTTTGCGCACTCAGGCGGTTCAACCCCTGACACCGCGCAACACCTATTTGAGATCTTTCTCGACGGCACGGGGAAACGTTACTACGCGATCGATGGCGTCGATGTTGGCGATGGACTGGGTGGCAACACCACAGCTGTCATCGTGGAGCGCATCATGATTGGCGCCTACGTTACTGCTTCGTGGTTCTCGAACCTTGCAGTTGCGCGAGTACGCGTCTGCACCACGGTGCCAAGCGCAGCGCTCAGAGCAGCGCTGCTTGAAGTCGATCGGGACGTGTGGAACTTCTAGGATGAACTTCATCACGCCTTCAGCAGTGCGTACGTGGCTCGGGTCCTTCCTGATGTTTGAGGGATCCGAGCTAACCCACGTCGATGACCCACTATTTGTGGAAGATGCAGACGGGGAAGTCATCACGCGCGTAGTGGTCACTGCACCGGTCACGTTCGTAACCAGAGAGGACGGTAGCCCTGTGGCTCTACGTAAAGCCTTCACCAAGCCATGGCACACAGGCGAAACGGCCACACCGTTTAGCATTACCGTGCGCCACCAAGACGGGACGCCACGCACGGACATCGCCTATGCAAGGTTCACGTTGGTCAACGTGGCCAATGACACAACTCTTATAGACGCGCAGCCATGCCAGACCGTGGTGGATGGCGTGCTCGCCTATCGGCCGAGTGCTGGGCAGATGGCCACGGCTTGCTTGTTTTCAGCGCAGTTCACGGCCACACTTGATACAGGGTACGTCCTACCAAGCTTCATCGTTGAAGGTGAGATTGAAGCAAGCCTGTGATGTACGCAGCCGCAGCCACCATGCAAAGCTTGCATGTACCAGCGTCCACCATTCAGAGGATCTGGCGCATGGCGGCGTGGCTCGCGCCATCGAGTGGAGCGGTTCTAGCCGCGGTGCTCTTCACGTATCGGTGGTTTGGCTCGCGCGCATCGATTGATGACGTGGGCACTGCGGTAGCGGTGGTGTCGATTGATGCGAAGGCTGCACAGACTGACGCGCACCACGCAGCCAGCATTGCGGATGGCCACACCACTGAACTGCATTCCATGTGGTGGCACATCGTAGCGATGCGTGCTGAGCTTAGAGTGTTGCGAGAGTACGGACGGCAGGATGCGCCAACGCGTTCCAAGTACATCGAGCAAGCGCAGGGTTTTTATGAGCTGCAGTTTGAAGCGCAGCTCAAGACGCATGCGAACGATCCCGCTGAAGCTGCGCGTTTGGCGCTGCTAGAAACGTGGCGCCCAGACCGTTGAACTTAGGAGCATGCTCAGTGCCCAGACGCGCAGCCAGACACAGGGAACTGATTGAACTAGAGCTGACGTCACTCATTCAAAAGCTGGCTTACCTACGTGGCGACGGGATGACGCCACGCTCATTCCCCGCAGATGAGCGTGAAGTGATTGAAGCGTTTGGCCTGGCGTGCTGCCGCCTGAGTGCAGCAGACACCATCGCGCGTGAAGCCAGCACAGGCACCTACGGATTCACGGGAGACGGTGACTACAACCGTGGACCGTTTGATGAGACTGAGAAGGAAGACACGTCCCCCGGTTCCCGCCGCAGAAAGAGCAATCCCGCATGACAGCTGAAACGCAAGACGCACTCGTGAAGTATCTGGGCTTCGTGGTCACAGCCGGTCTGATCATCGCCTGCGCGCTACTGCTACCAAACCAACCTGCGATCCTTGCGATCGTAAGCGGCATGGCAGGTGCGGGCTACGGTGGCGTCAGCTTCAATACGCCGCTGAAGGCGGTGCGTAAAGCCAAGGGACTGGTGAGTGTGCACGCGCCCAGCAAAGATGATGCAGCGAAGATGCGTGAAGCAGTGGCAAAGGTTGACAGCATGCAGCCCCCGGCAGCGGGTGGTCAATCATGAGGCTGCTAGTGATCGCACTAACCGTAATGGCCGCAGCGTGCGCGGGTTCGCTGCGTGATAACGCAACGCTCGCCACCAACACAGCGCAGTCCGTGCTGACTGCAGTGGATGACGTCTGGGCGCCGCTTGTGCAAGACGAGATTGCGAAGGCGCGCGGCATGGACGATGAAGGCTACAAGCAGCACATGGCTGCGTTCGTGGTGGTCAATGAAGCGATTGAAGAAGCGAGGCGTGCAACGCAGCTGCTGAACTTGGCGGTACAAACATGGGACGCGCAAGCGGATGGTGGCCACATGTTCACAGAGATAGTCCCGTGCGTGGTTCAGGACCTGCAACTGATCAGAGCGCTACTGCGGGGACACGAAGCGAACGCGCCACCGCAGCTGACGCAGGCGCTGAACATCATCGAGATCAGTTTGATCGCGCTGAGCAAGCCCGGGGCTACGTGCGTGCGCAAGGTCAAAGCGACAACTCTGTCCGCAGTAGCAGTGGGGGCATCATGAGCGTGGTGGGTCGCTTGTTTGTTGCAGCGCTGACCGCAGTCCCGCGCATCATCGATGCGGTGCGTGGCGCTGCGTCGAGTGGCAAGCGGACCCTTGACCCGCCGCTGGGTGAGAGTGAAGCGGCGCGCGCTCTCAGGTTGGAAGAGCAGAGGCGTGCAGAGCTGCAAGCCAGGCGCACGCTGCTGGAGTTGCAAGCCAGGCGCACTGTGCTGCTGGCCGATGAGCGGCTGTGCGGGGAGTGTCCGAACGCGTATCCGCTCAAGCTTGGTGAAGCGTGCGGGATGTGTGGCCGCATTGACGGGAAGCTGCCCGATGACAACTGAAGACAAGCCGAAGCCACCGCCGCTGCCATCCGCCGCTACACCCGTGCGCATAGCGCTGCGTCCGCTCAGCCACTCTCAGCGCTGCGCCATCTTCGGGACGTTCGCTTACAGAGCTACGCCCACCGATACCGCGCCAGAGAAGGTCGAGATCAACACGTCTTGGCTTGCGGCCAATATCGTAGTGGTCCCCCTGCCGCATTTGAGCCACGTCAACGGGGGGACGCCAGTGAAGGCGCGCGTGCACAAGCTGGTAGCTCCGAAGCTGCTGCAGCTGTTCGATGCTTGGCGCACCGCACGGTTGACCCTTCTCATCCGCACGTGGAACGGCAGCCACGTCAGCCGCTACAAGCGGGGCAAAGCGGGTGGCGGTCCGATGGACCTAAGCAACCATTCGTGGGGAACTGCGTTCGATATCAACGCGCAGTGGAACCGGCTAGGTCAGAGACCCGCAGTGCAAGGCGCACCGGGTTCGCTAGTGCTGCTTGTGCCGATCGCGAATGAACTGGGCTGGGCGTGGGGTGGTGACTTCGGTAACCCGGATGCGATGCACTGGGAGCTGGTCAAGCCTTAGTCACTGGCTTTTCACTGCAAGCTCTTCCACGTACTTGAGGACTTCACCCACGGACTCGAGTGCTGCAGCGGTGGGAACCTTCTTCGCACGCGCGTAGGTGCCCACCAAGATCGCTGCCACCACCAGCAAGCTGGGCGTTTGTACACCAGCTGCGCGCGCTTTCTTGAGCGCGTGCTCTGCAGCATCTGTCGCGTACTGCATCACGGCTCGCGTGATAACGAAGTTATGCGTGGGGATGGTCATGGCTTGAGCGCAGCCTCTAGCTTGGCCACGTACTTCACAAGCATCGGATGACAGCAGCCGCCGTCGAGCGATCCACCCGCTATCTCTGCACGCATGTGGTCCACCACAGCCTGCACTTCCGCACGCAGCTCAGGTTTGTGTTCAAACCAGATGCGCGTAACGATCGCAGGTCCGCCATCGTTATCGAAGCGGACCGATTGATCGCTGCTGTAGTTGACCGTGTCCTGCGAACACATCACTGCTTCACGTGGATCCATCACCCCGGTCTTCAGCATCCACGCCTTCATGAAGCGTTCCCTGTGGCGGTTCAGCGCGCGCATCTTCTTCTGCACCATCGCCATCACTGCATCGTTCATCGTCGAGTCCATAGATCTCATCCAGCTTCCCGGCCTTCGCCAGCTTCACCACCAACGCGTGACCTGCGAACGCTTCAGCCTCTGTCATCCATCGAGCCACCGGGGTGACGTCATCACCTTGCAGGATCGCAGTCTCGAATAGTGGCGGTGCACCGAACGGGTTGACGTTCATGCCATCCCAGATGGTGCTGACAATCAGGTCTGCGTTGATTCGCGTCCGCGCCACGCGTTGATAGCGCGCATCCTGCTTGTACCGCGTGAACCACTTCAGACCGATCGGAAAGCCCTGTCGATTGAGGTAGAGAGGAAAGTTCGCAAGCGAGGGCTCCATGCGTTCCAAGCGTCGCACCATCTGCGATGTGGATAACCACAGCTGTCTGCGCATCCGGTTACGGATCACTTCATCGTTGCGGCGCGCGCGCCTGGTGCGCGCAGTCGTGTCTGGCAGGTACATTGATTCACGCTTTGCCCACTCCCTCATCCGCATTGGCCAGGTCCTTCCACGGGGTCACGTCCGGGGACGTGCACGCTACAACGCGCGTGACGTGAAGGAAATCCCTACGCGCTGCCTTGCGTGCTTTCAAGATGGCTTCATCTTCATCCGCCGCACGGACCACGTACGCTGCGGTTCCGCTGGCAGCGATCCCCTGCACTGCCAGTGTTACGCGGTAGCTGTTCACGGCTGTACTTGCGCCCACAAAGCGAAGTCTGTAATCAGCTTGTCCGCTGCAGCGCGTGGTGTTTTGTCTGTCGCACTGATGGTCATCCAGCGCCCACGCTTGTCCCTGCGAACGCGCAGCACAGCTGTCCACCCAGCGTCATCAAACTCAAACCGCGGGCCTTCTGTCTGGGTCCAGACCTTTCCCGCTTCGGACTCCAGCCGCTGCAGTTCGGTCAACAAACCTGGGTACTTGGTGATGGTCATAGCGGCAGCACTCCCGAGTAATCGCACCGGTCAAACCTGAAGTTCGCAGCGGTGTAGTCCGCCGCAACGTCTGCAGTCCCTAGGTCGTTCGCTTCCATCTCCGCGTACACGAACGGTCCGCCTTGCAGCATGAACCGCACACCACACGTAGCGGTGGGCCATGCGCCAGGCTCTTCACCCAGACTGATGAGGACCTGCGTGGTGTCAGGAACTTTGATGGTCTTGCCATCCAAGTCACCCGCAGCGCTGCACTTGACCGCAAGCTGCAAGCCCGTGCGCTGCACTTCGTAGCTGTACGTGTGTGAGAAGCAGGTCAGCGTTTCGCGTGTGTCGATGAGCGCGCACACGTCCGAGTCACAGACGGGGTCAGCCGCGTCATCACTGCCGCACGCGATGAGCAGCGCGGCAGTGATGAGCGTGAATATTCTGGTCATCGTCTTCAGTCCCTTCATCACCAACGCAGATGGCTGGGCAGCAAGTTGTAGATGCGCTCAATCGCGCCTTCCATGATGAGCGCCTGCGCGATCTGACCGTCCAGCCTGAGCGCGCGCGCGTTCATGCTCAGCAGCGCAGCTTGCCGCACGTCCCTGTGGATCGCGGGATGCTTGGACACTTCCTTCAGCTCTTCAGGGGTGCAGCCCTCAAGGTTGATCGCGGTGTTATGGATCTGCCCGTCATCACGAATACTCAGAGTCACGGTGGTGGTACTACTTTCGTTTCAGCGTTGATTCGCTTACGCATGTGCCGCAGTGCGGTGGCTGCGGCAGCAGCGTCAGTCTAATCAGCGTTCCAAAAGTCGAGCGGCAACAGTCAGCGCGCCAGACGCAAACTGGCAGCTACTGAAATCAAACCGCGTATCTTTCAGACTGTCTTTCCCGATATGCCAGCAGAAGGTGCGAAAGAGGGGGTCAGTCGATTCGTGGTTGATGCCTTCCACGTAGAGCCCGCCGTTACGCGCGCTGACCGATGCCTTCAAAACTTGCCAACCTGATTTCATCTTCGCCTTCTTCCTTCCAACCACTCAACCAACAACGTTCACTCTGGGAGAGAACTTGATTGCGTGCAAGGCGACAATCAAGTTATTCAGCTGGCCGTGGGAAACCCTAATCGTTTCCGGATGTAGGCGCTGATGCTCAGGTCTGCTTTGTAGGCCTTCGCTTCCACTTCCCGCTTTTCTTTTGGGGTCAGGTGCACATACGCGGGCTTGCTCTGCTTCTTCTTCTGCACCGGTCTGCGCTTGCTGCCGCTGCCAGGACGGTAGCCGCCGTGCTTCTTCTGCCCTGGGGTAGGCTCGGGTTCTGCTGGCGACTCCGGGGCTGGAGCTGCGTGGGACGCCACTGCGTGGCGCCAGTTAGTGCACGCGCTGCAATCGCATAGGGCTGTGTCATGGCCAGCGTTGCCGTATGGGTCTGCGTCACTCGCCAGCGCAGCCAGGCCAGCCAGCTTACGGGCAAGGTCACTAGCCATCGTTGCGTAGGGGGACGCTTCGGTGGGTGCAGCTGCGGGGGGTTGCGATTCTGGTGTGTGTTCCATAGGTCCTGAACTTGCGGCTGGCTTGCGCGTTTTCAAGGTGTGTTGCGCGTGTGCACGGGCCAGCTGCGCCTGCACCTGAAGCACTCGATGGCGCGCCATGATGGCTCCACCGATCGCATCTTCCAGCGCCAGCCGGTTGACCCCGGTGCGGTGCGCACGGTGCTGGCTGCCAGCGGTCAACGCTTCCCGCCGCAGCTGCACGTAGGCAGCGCGCGCCTCATTCGCTGTGCGCTGCCAGGTTCTGATTGAGTGGTTCACAGCGCAGCCTTGACCGCCTTGAGCGCGCGCGCTTGGCCAGCTGCGCCCGCTTTGTTCAGCATCCACATTGCCCACTGCAGCAAGGTGTCACCTTCGCTGGCGCGCCACTTGTTTGGGTGCGGCAGGCTAGCGAGGCGCACACGCGCAAACTCTGAATCCAAAAGCATCGCAAGCTCAGCGGCCTTATCCGCTGCGCGCACGTGCGCCTTCTTTCGGTTCAGCTTGCGGCGCGCACCGTCGATGGCAGCGGCTAGCTTCTGGTCCGCGGTGGTGGCCGCATCGCGCGTGGTCTTCGCCGCACAGTCATAGCCCACCTTGAAGTCACGACCGTCCGCACCGCGGATGACGCACACCAGCATGATGCCCTGCGCGCAGTAGTCACACGATGACCCCGGTTGGATCGGGCAGTTCGGGTCACCCGGGATCGCCTGGTACTTGGATACGAACGTACCCACCAGCTTGAACGGTGCGATGCCTAGGCCAGCTTGCTCGAACGGGTGCACTCGGTTAGTTGCAGTAGTCATTGGACTACTATTCTAGGATGCAACTTGATTGCGTGCAAGGCGACAATCAAGTCAGCCTGAATCCCTAAGCCTTTCGCGCAGGTCAAGCACGGTGATGCCAAGTGTGCGCGCTGTAGCTACGCAGTCCGCAGTGCCGCTGCCACCGGGGAACGCGATGAGCACGTCCGGTCTGAACGTGCTCAGCATCAGCCGGTTGCGGATGGCGCCAGCTGGGTTCTTACGTCCGGGCTTGCGGTAGCGCGTCCACTCAGCGGCGAAGCGTTCGCACGGGACGCCACGCAGCAGACACCACTCATCGGCCAGCGCATCCGCACCGGGTGCATCGCCATGCGCCAGCGCATCGATGCTCAGTAGTTCGTGCGTCGAGTCTAGAACTTCAAACGCTGTGGAGCGATCGCTGTACTTGCGGCCACCGGTCACGCACAGCTTCATTGCTCAAGCATGAAGCTAGGGTGGTTCCACATGATGGCTTCGCACCGCTCGCACACGCGCACGTCATACTTGCCATCTATCTCGCTGTGGTTGTCACGCGTGAACGTAACCGTGTGCGCTTCCAGCTTGCCGCCATTGCCGCAGAACGTGCAGACGTCCGGTGGCCGCTTCATGTTTTGCTCCATCACCTTGAGCAGCAGCCAGCGGGGAACGATGGTCTTTTCCATGGTCAGTTCCGCCGCTTGTTTTTCGCACGCATGCGATCGCCTTCTGCACGCGCGCTTGCCGCCACCGCATCGCAGATTTCTTTGCTAGGCATTTCCCACTTGCCGCAGTCGCATGGAAGCAGCTGGTCCGGGGGCTGACCGAACGTGTAGGTCCCGGGGAGCGTGCTGTCCAAACCGTGGATGAGCTTGAGCGTGCAGACCCAGTCTGCGTTTTCTTCGTACGAATAGATCCAGTAGTGGAAGCCCGGGTTTTCCGTCGAGCGGTAGCACCGATCACACGGATACTTGCGAGCCACTGCAGCCACGTAGTCAGGCACACCAGCGCAGAACGCTTCCCACGCAACCGCTTCTTCAGGACTGAACTTCGGTGGCGAGTTGCTCATCAGTGCATCCCATCCGGTGGAGTGCTGCGCGTGTACTTGCTGAACGTGTGCACGGGGTCTGCGCCATCGCTACTGACGTAGTGCTCATACCAACACTGCACAATCTCGCGTTCAAGTTCACGGGTCAGCGGGAAGTCCCCGCTACCACGCAGCACCACCGATCCAAGTGGGCCATGGACTTCCCAAGCTGCGGTCCCATTCGCCACGCAGTTCAGGGGCAGCGTTTCGTACACGGCGAATGAGTCCGGGGTGATGACCAGCATCAGGGGACGGGGCGCGTCATCGTCCCCGATTGCGTGCAAGCAGATGGCTGGCCTAGGCGGTGCGTTGTCTCGCGAGTCCATGCGGACCCCCTGTCCGGGTGCTGCGGTTTTATAAAGCGGAATAGAGCGGGATGCTCATCTAAGTCTATGAAATCATTCAGCGTAGCGGCTGCTTAGAAGGCCGCTGCTCTTCCGGCTGAGCTATGGGTGCAACTTCAATCAATCCGCAGACTTAGCACGTATGGTCGTTTTACCCTCCCGCTTTATTCCCGCTTTATCCGCACGTGGTTTCTGGTTGCGACGTCCCCGCAAACGCGAATGCAGATTGTCCGATGTGAACGCCGCGTAGTGCTTCTCTGTGGTGGCTTCAGAGCTGTGGCCTAGCCACGTCTTCACTGCACCCAGGGGCATAGATTCCCCATCGGTCCACGTCCCCTGCACCAGGTGGCAGCCGCATGTGTGGCGCATGTCTTTGAAGTCCACTTCTTCACGGATGCCAGCGCGCGCGCGCCAGCCAGGGGACCGCACCACCTTGCCATTTACTTTGCGGTACTTGTCTCGCCATCCAGCCGTGAAGCTTTCGTGGTGGCATCCACCGGACTCAGCCGGGAAGACCAGCGCGTCCCCGATGACAGGCGCTGCTAACGCAGACCGAACAGCGCGCCACTCTCTGAGCGCATCGATCGCTTCATCGAATAGCGGCACATCCCGGATGGAGTGTTTTGTCTTGCACGGACCAGCGTAGCTGCGACGCACGCGAATCTCTGGCTGCGCTCCATCTAGGATGACATCCACCCAGCGCAATCCCCACAGCTCATCATCACGCAGCCCCGTATAGATGGCGACGGTGAACACAGCGCGCTGCAGTGGCGGCAAGTCCATCGCTAGCAGTTGCTCAATCTCTTCCACTAACAAGTGCACGATGAGCTGGCCATCGGTCTGCGGCACCCCTTCACGCGGTAAGCGTACCAGCCGCGCAGGGTTGACGTTGCCGCTCATCTTGCCATCGACGATCGCCGCATCCAGAACTTGCTTGACGTATTTCAAAGCCTGTTCGATTACGCGCCTTGCGAGCGGACGTCCCGTGTCACGCAGAATCGTCTTCGGCTTGCCGTCCTTACCCTTGCAGGTGATGGCGTGCATCGCGTGCTTCTTTCCCATCACACCGATCCACTGCTGAATCATCTTCGGCTTGAGGCTCTTCAGCGGTGCGTGAAAGAACTTCGCACCGGTAACGTGGAAGTCCCACACGCTTTTCTCTTTTTCGAATGCACGCACACGGCCAAGCTTCTGCGCCAGCTCTTCACGCGCTATCCACCACGCCTTCGCGTAAACAGAGAAGATGGACGGCGCAGTGCCTGTGCGGTCCTGGACTGCAGCATTCTTTACGCGCTCAGCCTGGTCAGGGTCTGTGACTGAACTGATGTAGTCACCACCGACCCAGACTTCGATGACGCCATTGTGGCTGCGCGTGTATCCCTTTAGCTTGCGTCCCATGAACTACCCCATGCGCCGCTGCTTGCGAGCCTTGGCGCGGTAAACAATATCCCAGTCCTCTGGCGTAGGTGCGCCAGCTTTCGCGCGCGTAGGCTTCCCTGCCACGCGCGCCTGAAGCTTGGCCAGCCGTTCGTTCATCCGCTTAGCGAACGCCTCGCAATCCGCTTGAAGCGAGCGCAGCTCAGCCACAATGGGATCGTCATTATCGTTGGCTGGCGTCATCGGCTCTACCCCTGTGTCATACCATGCCAGTTGATTCACGCCTTGCATTCTTGCAAGGCTAGGCAGCTACTTGGTTTCTTCCCCGTCATCACCGTTGTCTATCCGGTGTTTCGTCTGGTCAAACCATCGACGGTGACTGATCCCCTGGCCGTATCCGAGCCACAGCCCAGAGAAGAAACAGGCCAGGCAAACTAGGGCACATAGCGGCCAGGGGATCATGGGTTTCACCTACGCGCGCGCGCGCATCGGGGTGATGTTCGCAGTTCTCAGTAACGTAGCCTCATCCGTTTCAAGCCACAGCTTCTGCGCCAGCATCGCGTCTGCATCAGGCAGGTGACCCACCGGTTGCACGCACAGCGAACGCAGACCACGTCCCGCACCATCGACTTCAACCACGTTGCCATGCTGACCGCGGCTGATGCGGTAGCGCCTGCCGTTCATCAGCCGCACGTGGAAGTGTCCGCTTGCGCGCAGCTCTTCTGCTTGGTGTGGTGACAGCATTTCCACCAGCAGCTTCTCAGCGCGCGCGTTCGCACGTTCGTGTTCTAAGAACCTGCCACGCGATGCCAAGCGCGCTGCATGGTCATGGCCTGCCTGCTCTTGTGCGTAGCGATCCCGCATGGCCCACCGTGCATTGCGCTCTTCAGGTGTCTCTTGTCTGATGTCCGCTGGCTGCGGCAATGGTTGTACGAAGTTCGGGGGCGGCCATTGCACCAACCACTTGCGCGCAGCTGCTAGCGCTGCGGCAGTGATATCGTATGCAGCAGTCCCGTCCGTGTTCCATGTGACAGATGTCCACGCTGACGATCCGCTGGTCACGTTTGCCGCTGCATCCCAAACGATGATGGGTGTGACAGTGGTGGCGGTAGTTGCATTGCTGGCGTTGGTCCACGTCAGGTGCTGCTTCCACATAGCCATTGGCATCGCATCACCCGCCTTGCATCTGCGGAACGAAGATGATGCGGCGCGCAGCGGGATCGAAGTCCTGCATGCGTGCACCCTGCTGGTCATCCGCGCCCATGCGGAACGCGCTGTAACCTTTCTTCTTCAACACATCGAACTGCGCGCGCGCTGCTTCCACTTCAGCGGGTTGGTTCGGGTCCCACGTCACCTTGCTATCACCGGTCTTGTCCATCACAGCCATCGCACCCAGGTGGTCCGGGATGCTGCTGAAGGTTGCGTCCCCTAGTTCCGTATCGTTCTCGGTGGTCATCGGTCTTGTCCTCTCAGCGGGTGGTCAATATCGATTCGAGTAACAACGCCTGCACTTCCAGAATCTCAGCGCGGCTATCCAAGCGAATGGCATGCCACGCAAGTGTCTCGCCCTGCGTGCGCCACTCGAGTGCGAGCGCGCGCTGTTCTGCGGCAATCTCTCGCCACGATTTGATCATGACGTGGATGCGCGCCTGCACGTTGGTCAGCCGCACGACTTCGCCAGCAAGCACGACCTCTGCGTAGTGCTTGCTGACAAACTCTTGTACGTAGCGCGCTTCTGCTAGCGCCTTCTGAATCCGTGCATCCGCCTCATCGGGGGACACTGCTGCTGCTTTGGTGGTGGGTCATATCCTTGCGTCCTTTCAAGGGTCCGACCTTGCGTGATATCAAGTCCCGTGGTACGCGCGCAAGGTTATTCCGGGTCACCGTGGAAGAGCGGCGCCTGAGTCTCTTCAATGACGCGCTCGCACGCATCCTTGATGGCATCCTGCACCACTGCATCCTTACGCAGCATCAGCGTGGTCCACAGCACTTTGCCGTGTTGCACGCGGTAGCGCAGGCGCACGGGGATGCGGTAGAGCACCCCACGCTTGAACGCAGGGATGAGAAGCAGGAACCCACCGGGGACCTTGAGCGGCTGACCCGCCGTGTCCGTGTGCGATTCCTTGTACGCTACTTCAATCTCGCCGGTGCTCAGGTTGGCTTTGGCTGTGGCTTCTGAATCCACACGCACGGTCAAGCCACGCGACATGGCCAGCATCTGCGCGGGCGTTGCAAGCTTGAAGCCCAGCTCCCCGAACAGACGTTTGCTGTCCTCGTCTTCCGCAGTGGTGATGTCACTGATGTGGTCCTCAAGGAACTGTGCGAACCCCAGCTGTCCACGTGGATCCCCGTCGATGCCTTCCCACGCCAGCCACTCGGGTGACCAGGGGAACATGTACCTAGCGCGGTGCACGCAGAACGCAGGCACATCATCGTGATAGTCATAGATGGCCTGCAGACTCTTCTCACCCACGAAGACTGCAGAGCTGGGTTTCTTGAACCGCTTGATGTGATCGATGAAGCTGGCCAGCGTGGACAGGTGCGCGCAACCTTTGATGCGCTCTGGGCGTTCAAGGTACTCATCCAGAAATGGCTTGAGTGACTTCAGCTCTTGACCATCGGGGACCGATACGATCTTCGTGCGGTCCAGATCAATTACATCCACCGCTGAGTTGTCTAGCGTGGCTTGGATGATGGCAGCTGCATCCGTGGTTGCCTCTGAGTAGCTGGCCATGTCACACGCTCCTAGGTTCAGCGTTGTCATTGGCTGGGTCGACTGCACCCAGGTCACGGACTTCATCGTTACGTTTCACTTCGCGGATGCCTGGCAATGACTGCTGCCGCGGATTGTCCGTGCTGAAGTTGCCACCTTTGGTCAGCCAGAAGACTGAACCGCTGGTCTTGGACTTCGGTTCCTTACTGTTGACTTCGTAGCCCACGCCGACGATCCCACTAGGCTCTGAAATGAACTTCAGCCTGAGCGTAACTTCGCCCGTGCACTTGTCCGCGCGCTGCTTGGTTTCAGCAAGCAGGCGCAAGCCCAGCTTATGGATTGCGTGCGACAGATCCGCAGCGCATTGGCCATCGGCTACATGTTCGATGAAGCGCGTGGCCGAACGCGCCCCCTCATCGTCGCTTACTGCCGTTGCATCTTTGGACATCGGTCCCTCTATTTATACAGCGTGGTTAGTGCAGCTACTCCTGACAACTGGTTACTTTGCGCGGCTAGCACACGCTCAATCGTCTCGATGCGGCGCAGGACATCGTTGAACTCTAGCCGCTCTACGTAGTCCACCGCGGGAATCATTGGCGGCGGCGGCAGCGTGGGTGGCCGCGTATCTCTGCGGGGTGCTTGCTCGCTGAAGCGTTCCCCGTCCGTAATCTCAATGCGTACCCCGTCCTTCTGTCTGCGCCAGCAGGTGATGCATGTTCGATGGTGCGGGTTCACTTCGCTAACCACCTGCTTGGTTAGCTCTTTACAAAACCTGCACCACAACTCTGGCAGTCCAGTCATGCTGCGATGAAGTCCACGTGTTTGGTCAGCCGTTGAATGAGTCCTGAGTTGCGGCGTGGTGGGTTTTTCATTCGCAAACCCTGCTGCATTCCCTTCTCATCACCCACGATGATTACGCCTTTCTTGCCCCGGGTGATCGCAGTGTAGATCAGTTGCGGCGAAAGCAGATGCGTGTGTGTCGAGTGGCACACAAAACAGATCCACGGAAACTCCGAACCCTGCATCTTGTGCACGGTCAATGCATACGCCAGCTGCAGTGCGCCTGCCTGCTGCGGCGTGTAGCCCACATCCCCACGGTCCATGAAGTTGACCGTGACTTTGTCTGTGGCCACGTCCACTACCGTCCCCACTTCACCGTTGAAAATCTGCAGCTGGTAATCGTTTTTCGTTTGGATGACCCGGTCATGGATGCGCAGCTCAGTCTTGTCCCGTCTGCGGTAATGCGTTTCGCCTTCACGCGGTGGATTGATGCGCGCCTGTAGCGCCAGGTTCGCTTCGGTCACGCCACCAGTGCGCGGGTTCTGCGGGATGAGCACCTGCAGATCTTCGGACGTCGCACGCGTGAACAGTTCGGTGATGGCGGGTGCGATGTCAGCGGACGTGGCCACTGGGATGAAGCGGAAATCATCGCGCTCAGTGTGCAGGTCAGGAAGCTTGCGCTGCAGCACGGCCTGACTGGCCTGATTGATCCAGCTCAGCTCTGCTGCGCGGTGGAGTTTGGTCAAGCGTGCGACGGGGACTAAGCCTGACTCGCACAGCTCACCGAACGGGCAGCCAGGTCCCACCGGGGGAAGCTGGTTCGCATCGCCAATCAGAATCAGCCGCGTCTGCGTCGGGTCAATCGCGTCCAGCAGGAACTGCAGTAGGACGATGTCCAGCATCGACGCCTCATCTATGATGACCACGCTGGTGTCTATCGGGAAGTGATGGTTTAGCTGCGGACCATTACGCCACTGCAGCAAGCGGTGGATCGTCTGCGCTGGCTGGCCCGTCGCTTCAGTCATGCGCTTGGCCGCTTTGCCAGTCGGCGCTGCCAGTTCGAACGGCAACCCCTTGGCGTCAATCTCTTGGATGGCAAAGCGTAGGGACGTGGTCTTACCCACGCCAGCGCCACCGGTCACGCAGGCGAAGCGTGACTCCACCATCAACCGAACAGCCATCAGCTGCGACGGGTCTAGCTCGATGGTCATCGCTACCACCCATCCCGCTTATGCGTGTTGCCCGTGCGCCACCGCTTCCACCACGAACACTTGCAGTAGCTGTGTCCGCAGTGCTTGCATGCGGGTCCGAACCCTGCGCGCTCATCCGATGAACAGTCAGCGCTGTGGCTGCGCGTCCACCCCCAGCTAGGACTGGACACGCAGCGGCATAGTGTCGACGGAGGTTCTGCGGGTGGCTTCACGACGCTTGCCTTTCCAGCATGCGCGCGATGCTGACCGCGCACGCTTCTTCTGCCCTGTCCAGCTTCACGCTGTAGATGCGCGCGCCACGCTTGACGCACCGCTGCATTTCCAACACGGCGAAGATCTGATTGATGACCAGGTCTGGCGATACGCTCAGCAGGTCCGCTGCAACTTCACGCAACCGTCCACCCCACATGAAGCAATGCCCGTCCTGCGCGCTCAGTTCTAGCGTGTACAGGATCGCTGCGCGGATGCGTCCGGGTGCGTCGAGCGCAATACCCATCTTGCGCGCCACCTGGTCCGCGCGCTTGAAGCCGAACCCGTCGACGATCGATGCCAGCTCAAACGGGTCCGCGCGCACGTGCTCCACCACACTGGCGAGCGATCCCCACGTAGCAAGGCACTTGGCCACCTGGCTTTCAGTCAGCCCCCACCCACGCAGCTGAGACATGTGCTCACGTTCGTGGCTGACTTCAGCGTAGGCGGTGGCGATAGCAAGTGCGCGCGCTTCAGTGATGCCACTGACTTCCATCAGCTTGAGCGGTTCACGCTCGATGATGGACCAGAGCGATTCTCCGAACGCTTCCACCAATGCGCGCGCGCGGGATGCGCCCACGTCAGGCAGCCGCGATGCCATCCACAGGACTACGCCATCAGCTGTGTCCGGTTGCACTGGCGTGCAGCTCTTCACCGTGAACTGCTCACCGTATTTATCGTGGCGGCTGTGCTCCCCGATGACTTCAACCGTGTCACCCGGTCGCACGTTCAGAAGCTTGCCCACCAGCGTAACGCACAGCCCACCCACTTCCAGTTCACCCCGTCCCCACCCATCGGCCGCAAGTACTTTGTGCGATCGCAGGGTCCCGCGTAGCTTCTGGGTGGTGTGTTCAACGGCAGGCATGGTGCACCCGTAAAGTCAGGCCAGTACCGCGAACACCCGTACTAGAAGCCGCTGGCCTGCCCAGCTTCATCGGGTCTCACTGCAAGCACGCGCGCCATGTGCAGCGCATCGCCACCACCCGGCTAGGGCTGCGGCGCGCGCGCGTGCTGGAGTCTCAGCTACCGGCTACGAAGTCCTGTCCCTCGCCGCCACCGGTATCCGCACCGTTGCTCATCGTGCTGGTGTCAAAGCTTGCGTCACCGTCATCGGTGGACGGCTCTGGTGCATCGATGATCTTAGTCAGCTCACCCAGCAGCACCGTGTTCACATACTTGACGGTTTCATTCGCCATGCGAAACAGTTCCGGGGAGACCACCGCACCACACGTCAGCACGGGGATAGCGTAGGGCTGACGGTCCTCACTCATCTTGAGCGATGCCTTGCAGTAGAAGCTAAACAGCGGGTAGTTCGATAGCGCGATCGTTCCCGTCTTCGGGTCACGCGTTCGGCGCTTACCCATGTGGTAGCGGCTGAAATAATCCTGAGCGACTTTGAGCGATGTCCTCCGGAACCGGATGACGCACGGTTGCAGGGACGGCAGCTCTACTGCGAACACGTTGTGAACGGGACCGCAGCGACGTGACCGCTTCATGCGTCCGGTCTTGGGATCGGGTCCGGTCTTCCACTCCGCATCAGGGCAGCCCTGACAGGGACGGATCGTCCCGTCATCCATCACACCCTTGATGCGGTCAAAGCTTCTACAACGCACGTTCGATTTCTTGGCGGCTTCATCATACTCGCGCCACTCATTCGTTTTGTGCGTCTTGATGAGGACCAGATCCAGATCGCGGTCAAGGCTCTCAGTCAACGTGTCATAGAACATGTTCGCTTGAATGGGATCGCCGTTACTCTGCGTTCCCTTGAAGTTGAAGACCTTCGTTGCAAGCTTGATGTCCTCTTGGCCAATCTCGGTTAGGCCATCATCTTCAATCTCGATTGCGTCAAAGCCCTCCAGCGCAGCGAGTTGGTCACCGTCAGCGAGTGCGAGTGCTGACGCAGGTCCATTTAGTACAACTGCACTGGCCGAACTATCGGCCAGTGCAAGCGTGGTGTTTGCGGGTGCGTTACCGTTTGCCTTCTCTTTTGCCATTACGATTGATGCCTCGTTGTTTTGGACTGTCACGTCCATCCGGACCTATCCCGCGCTTGGCCGACTTCAGATCCGCCACAGCGAAAAACTCTCTGATGCTTGCCATCGTGTCCGGCCTGCACTTGAACCCGAGCCCCGCCGCCACGCGCAACGCGGTTGCCTCGGACACCTTCATCCACTTGGCTACTCGAGTGGATCCCCAGTCGTGCATCAGCCGCTTCAGAAACTCTTCTTCCACATCGGTGATGGGCGGAAAGTCCATCGCCGCATACTTGCCAGCCACTACTGCGCGCTGACCGAATGTATCCCTGCTGGTCTTCAGCTTGACTACGTTCGTATTACCCATGGTCATCGTCCTTGTGCGTAGCGCAGCCCATTCGCTGCACTTCTGCACAGACTCTACACCGGTCAACCGACTTCCCCCAAGCCGTCATCTTCGATGGCCAGCTGTTTCAGCATGCGGTCCATGACCTGCTTGGGATCGCCGCGTAGCTCATATCCACTATTGAGGCAGGGCTGTTTGTGCGGACAGCGCGTGCACTTCTCGCCAACTGATTCGAAGAATCGACCCATGCGGATCGTTCCGACTACGTTGCGCAGCAGCGATTCAAGACGCGGGATGTCCTGCTCAGTCCGCCGCACTTCGTACCAGGCAGGTCCGCGCTGCTGGCCCTTCGCATACTTGACGTCACCCGGTTCATCGAGTCCGTAGAACCGAAGCTCTTCAGGACGCTTTGCCTCTTTCTTGCCAGCCTTCTGATACGGGACATAGTCTGCCAGGTGGACGTAATGGATCTCGGATGGGAACTGACCCAGCACCTGCACGTGGTCCGGTAACTCGCCGTGTTCGGTGTACGCTTTGGCAACACGGATCAGTTCCGTTTCCAATGCTTCGCGCTCTTTCATGTAGCGACCCACCGTGTTGATGGGAAGCTCGACGTGTTCACGTGCGATCCACAGGCCAGACTTCATGGCCGCGCTGTAGACCCCGGACTCCCACGAATGGTCCAGCGCTATCTGATTCGGTTTGGTCTGGCCCGTCTTCCAGTCTGCCAGCGCAATCGTTCCCGGATGACGCATTGGTTCGTAAATCAGATCGGTGTGGCCGCTGCACCAGTAGTCCCCGATCTTCACGATGAAGCCAGCCTCTAGCAGGCGCACGCTCATCACGTGGTGCTTCATGTCGTTCAGCACGCCAGCGATCATCTCTGCCCGCTGCACAGTGATCTTCTCATCGTCCGCATCGTACCAATGGACCCGCCGTCCACCGACTGCTTGCGCCATCTCAAGATCGTAGACGCGCTGGCAGCTGGCAACGTCCACTGACCACGTGTCACTGTGACTCAGCATCTTCGGCTGCACCTTTGGGTTGCCGAGTGCGCGCGCAACAGTTTCGTGGGTGGCAGTGCCGCTCATCATGCGGCCGTTGCATTCGGTTTCACTCTCGCGGGACTTGCCTTCAGCGGTGGCGTCCTTCCCGTACTTGAACGCGCGCAGACAACCGTAGTCCCCTGCGATCGCGTTCAAGTCTGACTTGTGACTTGGATCGTCAATCGTTGCCCACCGCTTATAGTCCCACGCCATACTGCTTACTCCTGTGCGGATAACATCCGCTTGAACTCACGCTGAATCGTTGCGAGCGAACACACGTTGCGATCCACCAGGTGGAGCTGTTCGCAGAACGCGCGCCCCCTACCAGCTGGTACGCACAGCGTCCCGCAGATGTTGTCACCGATGAACAGGCTGACATCATCGGTGCGGTCACCAGTCACCACGCGCGCGCGTGTGATAACTTGCTCATCGGGTGCTACCGAAACGTAGTGCTGCACTTCATGCTTGCTCATCGTCCCGTCCCTTTCGTGTTGGTCCACGTCACAGCCACGCGTTTCCCTCGAGTGCTTCATCCACAGTGGTCCCGAGCCACGTAGCGAACTGGTCACTGCAGCTACCCCACAGGTGCACAAGCGACTGCCGTGTCATCGAGCAAGACTCAAGCTCAGCTACAGCAATCGTCTTGCCGCACACCGCGCAGCCTAGGTCTGCTGCGACGGTGAACAGAGCGCGCTGCACAGCCATCCGCATGCGCGGCTGGATGATGTCCTCGGATAGAGCGAGCGCGCGTGCGATGTCACGGCGCGCACGCTGCGCTTCGCATGGCATTGACGCACGCACGTCCGGTGCGTGGTCCATCAGCACGTCAAACAGCTGACCGTGCCGGGTGGTATCGGCGGCAGCAGGCATAGCGAGTCCTTTCGCTTCGCACAGGGGGGCGGTTTCCCACTGCGCGAATACGCGTGTTACTTCAGCTCTGTTCGGAATGCAATAACGCGCAATGCAGAACGCGCGTTTTCGCGGATGACCTAGGCTGACTCGATTGCGGACTGAAGACGCAGCAGCTGACGGGCAGTCAGTGGGGCGCACTTCGCCAGACGCAACACACTCAGGGTGGTCCCAAGCTGTGCGCGTTCGGCTTGCGGCGTTTCAAGGTACGATGCCACCGCGTTGTCATTCGCGGGGTGCGTTTCCGAACCAAGCTCGACCGGATGCATGCGGCGGAACCTACGATCGTAATCACAAACGATCTACAAGGATTTCGCGGACACCATGAAATTCCATATATGCGGGAATGTCGGCAAGGCTGCTACAGTCTGAAGCGTGCACCCTACAACAGGACAAACTGTAGTCTTTAGCTAGCTGTCATGCTCGGAATCGCGCATTAGCTCAAGTGCGATGACAGAGTACAGCTGTACGCTTGGCGTGTTCGTGAACTGTATGCTTGACAGTGCGGGTACGATCCCTGCGCTGGCTGCCAGCTGTCCGATGGCCGTTCGCAGGAACGCGCGCAGCACTTCCACGTGTTCGCTTGGAGCAGGCTCCTCACCCGGTTCACCGTGGATGAGGTAGTGCTGATGTTCCCTGTAGTGCTGCAGCAGAAGCAGCATCGCGCTCCCCCGGGGCGATGCTTCACCCTTCTCCCAGCGCGGCACTTGAGACACGTCCACGCCGCAGACATCCGCAAGGCGCTGGCTTGAGTCGCCAACCAACTTGCGAATCCGCCGCAGCCTACGGCCGAATCGCTCTTCTATCGTGGTCACTAGACGTCTGAGCTATACAGCTTGGACTTGCGCACATCTGCCATTTTATTTCAACGTTGATGCTTGATGCGTTGCGCGTTTTCGCACTAGTTTGCGGGACGTCGATGAACGCATTTGCTGACTGGCTCATCAAGGAACGTGAAGCGCGTGGATGGGATCGCGCGGACCTTGCCCGTTACGTGCGCTGCAACGTGTCCGTAGTGGGTCGGTGGGAGAACGGTGAAACGTTCCCGCACCTGCCGCGCTTCGCAGCTTTGATGCGTGTGCTCAGCTCTGATGCGAACACGGTGCTGCGTCTAGTCCCACTGGCAGACAGTGAAGACAACGCCAGCGCTGCGTGAACGCTCGACGCAATCTTGACAGGGATGGTGGAACGTATGACAAGCCGTGTTGACTGGCTGGTGTGTGCTCTACCCCCCCTGAGCTGCACAGCAGCCAGTCCATTTACTCTGCCGTTCAATCGGCGCACTCTGTGACCGCACCCACCGATGATGGGTCGCATCCACCACGTGCTGCGCGCAAGGTTCGTAAGCTTCACGAACCACCACCGATCGATAAGCGTTCGGTCAGTGACTACTTCATCGCGGACCTGCGCAAGTCAGGCTTGGATGACGACACCATCCGCGCTGCTGGTCTGTACACCGAAGACCGCCCCCTAGCGCTGAGTGAGATCATTGGGCGCGCGTACCCACGCACGTGCGGTCCCGCGTTGGTGTTCCCGTTCCACCTGCCAAAGCAGGTGCGACCGTTTGCGTTTCGCATCAAGCCTACCAACCCGCGGATGGGTAAGCCAAACCGCGCAGGCAAACGCAAGCCCATCAAGTATGACCAAACGAGTGACGAGAGTACGCTCGTCTATCTGCCGCCGTGGGTGCGGGAGTCCGGTGCGCTCAATGACACCACGCAAGTTCTCTACTTCACTGAAGGTGAGAAGAAGTCACTTGCGCTAGACCAACTGCGGCTGCCGTGTATCGGTCTGACTGGCGTGTGGAACTACGCGGCCACCGGTGCGGACGTCCCCGCAAACGACGCACCCGAGCGATTGCACCGCACCATCCGTGAACACGTCACGGTCAGTGGCCGCGCTTGCGTCATTGCCTATGACGCAGACGCGAAGGAGAAACCGCAAGTGATGCAGGCGGCGGGGCGCCTCGCTGGTGTGCTGCTTGCTGCGGGTGCGGTCAGCGTGCGGTTTGTCATGCCGCCGTCTCCCGAGCACAAGGGGATCGATGACTATCTAGGCGCGCACGGAGCCGCCGCCACACTGCAGCTGCTTGCGAGCGCATCCGAGATTGAACCGATCAATCCGATGCAGCCCACCGCACGCATCAAGAGCATCAAGGGGATGGAGCGCGCGCCAGTGCCTGAAGACCTGCGCTTGCCGATGGGCTACTCGATTGAGAAGGACGGGGTGCTGTGGCGCACCGCACAAGATGAGCGCCACTCAGATGCGGTGGTGGCGCGCGGACCCATTCTCATCCAGCGCTATCTTGATGACTACTACACCAGCGAGGGCCGGGTGGACGTGGCGTTCCCTCGGGACGGCCGCTGGATAAGCGTGTGCGTCGAGCGCAAGGCCATCTGCGATTCACGCACGATGATTGGATCGCTGGTTCCGTTCGGCGCGCCGGTCACCAGTAACAACGCCACTCGCGTCATCGATTGGTTCGATGAACTTGAACACGTCAACACGGGCAAGCTTGAGCGCACCGCATGCGTGGGCAGCTGCGGCTGGCACACCATTGACGGGGTCCGCACGTTCGTGGCGCATGAACCCATGTTCGCTGACCCCGAAGAGGCGCCACCGCTTGCGCTTGATTCGCGTGGCGACAGGCGCCGCATGTTCACTGCGCTGCAGCCACGGGGCGAGTTGAAGGAACACACTGCCGCGCTTGCTGCAGCGTTCGCATCCGATCCCATCAGCGGGGTGATGATTTGCGCTGCACTCGCTGCGCCCCTGCTTGAACCGCTGGGTTGCCCGAACTTCGCGGTGCACCTACCAGGGGATTCATCGCGGGGTAAGACCACCATGCTGAAGCAAGCGGCCAGCGTGTATGGCGATCCCAATAATGAACACTGGGTTGCGAACTGGAACACCACTGCCACCGCTGCGGAGATGAGAGCTGCGGTCCTGTGTGACCTGCCCCTGTGCTTCGATGAGATCAGCCAGGGTGACCGCAGCCAGATTGAGAAGCTGATTTACATGCTGGTCAACGGGTCCGGACGCACCCGCAGTCAGCGGGACCTGACCATCCGAGAAACATTCGCGTGGCGCACGATTGTCCTATCCACCGGTGAGCGTGGGTTAGCGGAAGAGTCCGCGGCCAGCGGCGCGCAGGTCCGGGTAGTGCAGCTGCCCGTCAGTGGGATAGGCCAGCTGAACAGCGGCGAGATAGACGCAATCCGCGATGCCTGCATCCAGCATGCGGGGTCATTCGGGAAGCGGTGGCTGGAAGAGCTACTCTCGATTGAGGACTGGACTAGCTACCGCACGTCATTGGCTATGTATCGTGACCAGCTGCGAGCGCTAGCTAAGAACAGCCTGCAAAACCGTACAGCCGCATACTGGGCCTTGCTCTGCCAGGCAGAGAGTATGGCGGCGCAACTAGGGGTTGGTTTACGGAGTGGCAAAACTGTCATAGGGTTATTCGAACGGCTGAGCGGCAGTGGTGATCAACTGCGCCCAGCCAGCGAACGCGCACGCCAGCATGTTGAAGAGTGGACAGGCATCGAGCCACGCGCCTTCCCGGAACTGCGGACAGCCAGCAGCGGGGAAGATGAGGCGTCATCGCGCTCCATGCCGCACGGGATTATTCACGGCTATCTGCGTCGCGACGGGGCGATCGTTTTCTGGCCGAAGCAGCTGCGCGAGTACCTTGAGGCCAGCGGCTACGCGTACGAACAGGTATGTAGGGACTGGTTCACACGCGGCTGGATTGAATCAGGCAACGATGGACGCTGGCAGAAACCAGTCAGCATCCATGGCCGCACGCAACGCATGGTGGTTCTGCTGTCCCTGCCCGTAGTTTCTGAGGCGGTGGGCGCGTGAACAGGTCGGTTGTTACATGGGTTTACACAAGCCCGTACACGGGTTTGTCTAACGATCCCGTGGACCTTACACGCTTTACACTACTTACACAGACTTTGGAGATACCTAGGAATGGTTTTGGTATTTGCGCACGGCAGATCGTCCGAGCAGCAAAAACAAAAACGACTCCTAGGTCACTCTGTTTTTCGTGTAAGCCGTGTACGAGTGTAATCGATACTGAAAGTATCCGTAATCATACAACAATAGTAAGGTCGTTAGATTACACAGGTCTTACACCGTTACACCTGAGACTGTTTCACGGGAAACAGAGAGTGTTTCACAGGGGGGTGGCATGACCCGCAGACCCAGCAGCCTGGTAGCAGAGGGACCTGAAGCCCCCGTTGCAGAGCCTGCGCCTGCGCCCCTGCCGCTCGAACCAGAGGCCGTGGCATCCGAGCCTGTGGAAGTTGGCGCGCCTGTGGAAGGCGCTGACGTGCTGGCCTGTCCTGCCTACCTGCTGGCCACGATGAACCTGGCCACCACGCTTGGCTGCGTGGCGGGTGGCCTTGAGTTTGTGATCACCACCAGCCGCACTGTCTACGCGCAGGCGCTGGTCAGCGGGACGGTTGCGTTCAGCGGCAAGGAGCTAGGGCGCATGGCTCAAGCTGCGGCGCTTGGCCGTGCTTACGCGCCGCAACTGGATGCGTGGTGGGCGCGCAAGGTGGGCGAACCCAGCTGGTCACTCGACTGGGCGGAAGCGGTAGGCGGGATGGTGGCGCCGCACCCGCATGACGTAGCGCAGTGGACGATCGGGGAAGTCTTCAAGCAGCTGGGCGTGACCCTGCAGTGGGTGCGTCTGGAAGGGTGAGACAAGCGATGGGTAAGCGGGTGCAGCAGTACCACTACCGAAGTGTCGCAGTTGAGTTGGGACCCAACCGTTTTTCACGGGACACCTGGATCCTTGAGCCATGGTTTCAGCGGGACGGGATGCGCCGCTCCACCGAAGGCAAGTTCAAGCTGCACCCGGTGGCGAAGCCGAAGCCCACCAAGCAGGGTCCGGTTGCGCGGCATAGGCCAGAGGACATGGCACCCCGCCGTGGGCTGTACGAAGTCACCCGCATCACAGACGTTACGGCTAACGGTGGGTTTCAGGTGGTGGCCAAGTGCACCGGCCTCTATTGCGGTGGCCGCACCCGGACCTTCCAGTCCAGCGACTGGGGAAGCAGCAAGGTCAGAGTGCGCGGCTGCACTGCATGCGTCGCACAGCTGCGGCGTGAAGAGCGGCTGGCAGCCAAGCGGTTGATGGGGATCTCATGAGCACAGAGGGAACGGGCGCGTGCGTGTGCGGTCAGTATCCGCACACCGATGCATGCGTGAACCAGCCAGCGAATGACAACGGGCAGCCGCTCATCCGCAAAGGTCAGACGTGGCTCTTTCAGGGGCAGACCTGGAAGGTCCATGACGTGCTGACCGAAGGGGTGATCGTTCTCATCGGTCCCTACAATCGGCGTGACCTGAACGGTGTGACTGCTGAAGAGCTGTACCTAGCTGGCCGCTTGCAAGCAGAGCCACGTGCAACCGCGGTCAGTAAGAAAGCCGAGCGGCTAGCGGCGCAACTCGAGCGGCAACGCACCCGCCTAGCATCGCGCCCGATGGGCAGACCGAAGAAGCCGAAGCCCGATGCAGTGCTGCAGCCATGGCGATGCGCGCTGCTTGCGGTGGACACAGCGAACAATAGCGGCTGGTCCATCTGGGTGGATGGTGAGCTGCGCTCATCGGGGGAAGCGAAGAAGGACCAGCGCGATAGCCTCATCCATGTATGCAAGCTGGTGCATGCATACGATCGTCCCGCGGTGCTGGTGACTGAGAGTGCGGCAGGCTTCGTGTATCCGGGGCGTGGTGCATCCACGCTCATCGCGCTAGGGCAAGCGCGGCAGGCATGGCTTGAGGCATGGAGTGCAGCGGGTGGCTTGAAGACTCGCCGTGTGTCCGTGGTCCCATCCCGCTGGCGCGGCCAGCTGTGGGGTGGTGGCCTGAAGAAGACACTGGGCAGGGGCAAGACTCACGCAGATTTCGAACGGGACTGGGCTGTTATCCAGCTGAAGAAGATTGGCGTGGAAGACGCAGACGCGCAGACCATCGAGCAAGACAGAGCTACCGCCATCTGCATTGGCAGCTGGGCTGTGCGCTCTGGTGAAGTGGGCGCAGCACTACCCATCAAGCTTCGGGTGGCAGCATGAAGCCACGTCATCAGGACTACATCGATGCGGCGCATGCAGTTGCAGTCATCGCGGTGGTGATGACCACAGCCACGCTATCCATCATGACGCACAAGCTGTGGGCGCTGATGCGGGGTGGACGATGAGCGCAAGCAGGAACTTCATGCTTGAGCTGACTGAAGAGCAGAGCGGATACGAATCCATCCGGGTTGCTTTCGGCGTGTGGAACGATGTTGTCTATGCGCTATGCGACTCCGCCTATCAGCTGCGTGCAGTGGGTGAAGAGCGGCAATGCGATGCGATGCTCAGCGATGCAGAGAGCATGTGCAGGCGCGCACGCTTGCACATCAACAACATGACCCTGCGTGAACGCGCTAAGGCGGACGCAGAACTAAACGCAGTAGAAACAGGGACCCCGGTGCAACCATGACAACGCCAGGCTGGACAGACTTCGTATGTAAGAAGTGCGTGCGCAAGGTGTCACGACCCGAGTGGTCATTGAACCGCAGTGATCTTTGCTACAACTGCCGCCACGGTTACGGACCGATCAAGTCCGAGCGGCCAGCGCCCACCGCCCAGCAGGAACGCGCTGCAGCAGATGCGTTCAGCGCGGTGGTGATTGGCAACGATGAAGTTACAAGCGTGGGCAGTAGCGATAGCGGCGGCAGCTCATACGATAGCGGCGGCAGTGGGGGCGGTGGTGACTTCAGTGGGGGCGGTGGTGATGGCGGTGGTGGCGGTGCATCGGGGGACTACTGATGTCCACTCGATTGGAACGCAGGTCAGTGCGCTTGCTCGATTGCGGGGAAGACAGCTCCACCCCGGGTGTGTTCGGTAAGCAGCTCTATGATTGGGAGACATGCTGCGATGCACTGCTCAAGCAGCCGGGTGAACGGCTGGTGGATGCAGCGCACCGTGCGCTTCGTAGGTCCAAGCGCATGGGCAGGGTGACCAAACGCACGCAGGTGGCAGGCATCATTGCGGCGAGTCATCGGCCTAAGAGCTGTGACCCGTGGCCAGGCATCGAGCGTGCAGCCGCGCTGTGGCGGGGGAAGTCATGAGCAACTGGAATGAGAAGGCAGGGCCAGACCAGCGCTGGGTCTGCGGCGCGTGCGGCAGGGTGACTGAGGCAGGTGCAACACGGGACACGCTGCGCGATGCGTCGTGCATGACGTGGGGTGTGCTCTGTCACGCAATGCAAGATGTGGAAGGACGCTGGGTCGCAGTGGATCCAGAGCCTGCGTGCGCAAGGCTCAAGCAACTGGAAGGCGAGCCATGACCAGCATCGATCGCAACGTTGTGATGTTCGTGCTGCTGATGCTGATGGCTCTGCTGCTGGCAGGGTTCGTAAGGGGGAACGCATGACCGACCCGCAACTGCGATGGTCCACTCCCATCGTGTGGAAGCCGGACGATGATGAACACGGTTGGGTTGCGGACGTCCCGCCATTCAGCCTGAGCGTGGGCAAGTCAGACATGCATGGTGGTGATGTCTTCTGGCAATGCCATTGGCAGGACGATTGGGAGAACGGGACGGCGGACACGGTGGAAGAAGGCAAGGCAGCAGCCATCCGCTGCGCTATCCACCTTTGTCGTAACGCGCTGAAGAAGCTGCAAGGGTGGACGTGACCACCGCAGCCAATGACAACGGCAGTGCGATAGAGCTGCGGTGCGGCCAGTGGCAAGACGTGCTGGCTGACGTCGAGTGCGATGCGTTGATTACGGACCCGCCGTATGGGCAGCGCACGCACGATGGCAACGCAGAGATGGATACGCGCTTTGAGCGTACTGACCTGAGCTATGCGCGCTGGACTGCGGATGATGTCGCTTCGTTCGTGGCACACTGGGCGCAGCGCACCCGCAGCTGGATGGTCTGCATGACCAGTGATGATCTGATTACCCCGTACCGCGATGCGTATGTGGCAGCTGGACGCGCTGACTTCGCACCTGTCCCCGTGCTGACCCATCGTCCCCGGCTGGGTGGCGATGGTCCGGGAAGCGGTGCCGTGTACTTGCTGGTAGCGCGGCCACGATCAAAGGCCTTCGCTTCGTGGGGTTCTCTGCCGTGTTGGTACAATGCGCTGCGCGAACCGGGCAGCCACATCGGTGGCAAGCCACTGGCCTTGATGCGGCACCTGGTGCGGGACTACTCACGCCCCGGGGATCTCATCTGCGATCCGTGTGCGGGGGGTGCCACCACCCTATTGGCTGCAGCAATCGAGGGACGGCGCGCCATCGGAGCGGAGATGGACCCGGTCACGTATGCCAAAGCGCAAGCGCGTATTGCGCGTGGCTACACACCCGTGATGCGATTCGGAGATGAGCAACCGAAGCCAGTGCAGCAGAGTTTGCTTACCGCAGCAGGGGAAGAGCGATGAGTAGCAGCACTGGGTCACGCAACTTCCCGTGGTCCGCGTCGGATGTGGTGGGCGCGCTGGACTCAGAGCCTGATGTGCATCTGCCTTCAGCGCTGCGTGAACGGGACTTTGAGGCAGCAGTGTCTGGGCTATTCGAGCGGTGCGGCGATAGTCTGTGTGCACGACTTCGAGCGGCACACGCGTTTGATGTGGTGCTGTTCGATGGAGGTAATGCGTATGAGCAGACTGACTGACGGGTTGCCAAGTCCGAATGGGCAGCTGCGCATCCCGCAGCGAACTGAAACCAAACTAGAAGCCAAGCGGTTCATGCAACGTTGCCGCAGTGAGAGTGGCACTACGTATGAGCGCATTGCTAACGTGACTGGGCGCGCGATATCCCACGTCTATGATTCGTTCAATGTCAACGATGACAGACGTCACCTGACCTACGCTGACTTGATTGCGCTCAGTCGCCACTCACAAACCAAGCAGTTTGTGGCGCACCTACTTGCGCCCATCGAGCAAGGCATAGGCGGCAAGGGTCCCCCCGATGGCAGCCGATAACATTGCGGACGTGGACAGAGAGAGCTTTGATGCGCTGTTTGTCGAATGCATGCAGCAGATCCTGAAGGGGCTGATGGCCAAGGGTCTGCCGAACCTCTACATGGAAACGTTCGTGGCGCGCACGCTCGCACTGCGCAGCGCTGCCTGCGATGAAGATATCGGGGTGGTCAGCCAGCGTGTGACTGCGATGGCTGAAGAGTACGGAACGCAGAACGCCAGCGCCTATGCTGAAGCACGTGAGCTAGGCCGCTTGATGAGGGCCACGCATGGAACCAAGCACTGACCCGGACCCGGACACAGAGCCGCAGCCTGCACTCTATCTCTACGGGTTCCGTGACCCCGTCACAGATCGCATCAACCCCACGCTGCTGGCCAAGTTCATCATGGGTTCAGATGAACCGATTGACGTCGAGCTAGGGCGCGCCATCCGCGCTGAGCTGATGGCGATGGAGCGCTACCGCGGGGTGATACTCGATGCGGTGCACCGTGCTTGCGCCACGTACCTAAGCGCAGCGTTCGATAACGTGGCGCCCATTGAACATCCAGTGACTGACGTCACGGCTGCCTTCTGGCGCGGCTATGCGCAAGGCAAGTACGAAGCCTATTGCAATGCAGCGGGTGTGCTTGCAGACATTCAAGTGATGGCAGCACTCGCAGTCGAGATAGGTAAGCAGGATGAGCAAGCAACTGAAGAAGGTGCGCCGATGGGACAGCATCGATGACGTGGCACGCGATGCCTACGAAGCGTATGCACAGGCGCTGCGCGACACGGGTGCGACCATGCCAACGTGGAAGGAACTGCAAGCGCGCACGCGTCAGGCGTGGGCAACCGGTCAATGTGTCGTGCTGGCGAAGGCGCACCGCATCATCGTGGAAGACATGCAAGCAGAGCTAGTGAAGAGCGTGCAAGACAACTGCAGGAACCTAGGGATTGAAATCGAATGACACTCACCAAGCTAGAGGACCTTCCGCCGTATGGCACCACGCCATGCAATGACCCGGGTCACGCACCGCCATCGCACCTGCTGATGGAACCAGGGACCTACCAGTGGAAACGATGACCTTGTTTGCACGTGGTGCAGTTCCGAGTGACCGGGGTCAGCTTGAGTGGCGAGCGTGCAGGCAAGGTCATCGTAGGGACTAACCGATGAGCAAGCTGATTGAGCTGCTGCCGCTGATGACGGATGGCGAGACTGCGCACTTTCGCCGCAGCAGCAGCACGGACAGCGATGCGCGGCAGTTGGAAGTCAACGCGCGTGATGTGCTGGTCTGGGATAAGGACCGCGCACTGTTCACGATTGAACGCACCTACGGCATGCCGCACGATTGGCATATCGCGTTTGAGCTGGATGCATATGACTGGGTCTGGGTGCGTTGCGGATGAAGGTGGACCCGCATAGTGCAGAGCGGTTCATCCTGATTGGCTGCCATGATGCGATGAGCGGACCCACCGCGATGCGTCTGCATCTGCATCCAGAGGAGCGCGCGCAGTGGTATGCGCAGGCGCTGGCGTTCCTCAATGACACGGTCAAGTATGACTCCACCACCTGCACAGTGTTCGTGCAGCCTGACTATCGGAGCTGGCCGCAGACGCAGGCGATCGTGGAACTGGTCAGCGCGCACTACAAGCAGGCGCGCCTGAACCAGCACACGGTGGAAGCGATTGGTGCGCGGCAGGGCACGAACTTCGTGCGGAACCTCAAGCGCGTGATGCTTGCGGATGAGCGCATGCGGGACCTGCGTCAAGGGCTGACGCACATGACGGGGCAGACCTGCATCATCGTGGGCGCTGGCGTGTCGCTTGAACAGAGCACTGCGCTAGTGCGCCTGCACCGCGGACCCATCATCGCAGTCAACACGTCCGCTGGTGCGTGCGCTCAAGGGGACGTGCATCCGGACGTGGTGGTCTGCACTGAGAGTAAGCCCGTGGTGGAAGGCATCGCGCGGATGAACCATAGCTCTAGTCACTTCGCCATGGACATGACCGGTCACCCAGACAACTGGCCTGACGTTGAGAATCTGTACGCACCGAACCCGCTGCTGTGCTTTGTGAACACTGAACCCAATCTCATCCCGTATGCGCAGAGGCTGGGCATGTTGCCGCTTGCGTACGGCTCAAGCTGCACCACTGCGGCTGTGTCGATGGCTCTGTCGCTTGGTGCTGACCGCGTGCTGCTGGTGGGTCAGGACTGCAGCTTCAAGCTAGAGGCTGAGCAGCCTGACCACCGGCTACTGACCGCACGCATGTACGCCAGCGGCTGCCCGTATGAAGAGACCACCGTTACCATCGATCCCATCTTCAAGCGTGCGCTGATAGAGAAGCCCACGGTGGGTGAGTTTGAGCAGGATGTGATCGCAGTGCCTGGTCACAGTCACTGGACTAAAGACCACCAGCCAGTAGGGGTGGCATGGACCACGCACGGGATGCTGAGCTTTGCCAACTGGTTTAGAGACCAGCCTGAAGACGTGCGCAAGCGCATCACCAACTGCACTGCAAGCGGCGCCATCATCGATGGCATCGAGCATGCCCCGCTGCGTGACTGCATCGACAGTGGCAGACCCGAGCCCTACCGGCTGAACCCTAACAGACAGCAGCTAGAGGCCGGGGACTTCAGGCGCAACGCTGGCAAGGTGTATCGCCACCTGCAAGGGATGGCGAGGCACGGGCGCACGCTGCACTGCACCGATGCGGAGATCATTGAGTGGTCAAGGCGCCATCCCATCCTTGGCATGTGGAGCGCACCCGAGCGGCTGCGCATGCGCCGCTTGGATCTGAGCATGGAAGAGCGTGGCCACCGGATGGCAGCGGCCATCAGGCAGGCATGCAAAGACATCGTTGCGGTAGGGGAAGAGACAGATGGAAGAGCGAATCAACCTGAGAGCTGATGCGGACGATGAGCAGACTGAAGCGTGGGCGCAGCGGGAAACCAAGCGCGTGCGTGAAGCGGCGCACGGTGTGCTCGACGCGTTCCTTGACCAGGTACTTAGCGAGTCACCGCGCGTAGGCGATGGCGAGCAAGGCAAGCTGCAGCTGATTGCGTACTGTGATGATGGTGTGGTGCTCAGCGTGTTTGCGTGTAGCTCGATTGAGAAAGGACTGTGAGCCATGGACATCCAACCAGACCTAGTCATCCCTATTGAAGTGCTTGACCTGTGTCAGCAGGCAGCGGGCGAGATGGGCTTATCGTTCTACGTGGACCACGCAGACCCCGCTTACCTGGATGATGACTACGCAGCTCCCGCGCACTACGTCAACCTGGTTCTGCGTGGTCCGGTCCGTGGTGAGACGCTTGAGTGCACGTTGCCGATTGACCGGCTGCTGCGTGACTACAATATGGGCGTGGTTCAGGACGCAGTGAAGACGTGGCTGAGTCACACGCGGGATAGCATCCGCCGCATCCAGGAAGGCAGGCACTGATGAACCACAGCGAAACGTTCCTGCGTGCAGTGCTGGCCAGCGATGAGGCGCAGGCTAACGCGCGCATCTTTCAGACTGAACATGACTGGTATGCGTGGCATCGCGTCCATGCCGCATTGCTGCTGGGCGGATGGAAGCAGGCGCATCAAGCGGACATCGATGAAGGGGGTGACCCGCTGAAAGCATGGGCATGGTGGGTCAACTTCAGCCCCGATGAAGGCGAGGCGTTTGGCCTCAAGCAGGTGGACACGGATGAGCAAGGCCGCATCCGGATGAAGGCGTGGTCCGTGTGCATCTGCATCCGGGATGATCGCTACCCAGCCACACGTGACAACCCGAACGATCACTGGCTGTCATGTCCGATGGTGGCCGGCGCGAGAACGCTTGCGCTACTGGACCATGACTTCAGCGGTAGCGATGGCACAGCGCAGACGCAGACCAACGTATGCAAGCGGTGCGGCTTCGATGCAGTGAAGGACCCGCACCGCAACTGCCGTGTGGGCTCGACGGTGTGAGCCTGCCTGCCCCGAACCCTCGCACGTAGATCGATCACCGATGGCGAAGAAGTCCAAAGCAAAGCGCGCACGCAGACCCACCGTGGTGGGCATCGGGCGCTACAAGTTGAACCCCACCCTGCGTGCGAACATCTGCAAGTTCCTTGCGTACGGGGTCAGCGTCGAGTGCGCGGCTGAACAGGAAGGGGTGACCAGCCAGACGTTCTACGCGTGGCTGCGACGGGGGCGCACCGCCATTGCTGATGCACGCGCGGCGTGGGACGCGCAGCACCCGGACACGGACCCCGATGAGGCGGACCTACTGGCGCTGATTGACCCGGTGCGCTTGGAGTTTGTGCACCTGGTGACTGAAGTGCAGCGGGCGTATGCGCGCGCTGAAGGGGGCTACACCAGGCACATCCACCAGCAGGCTGCCAAGGACTGGCGTGCTGCGGCGTGGTGGCTAGAGCGGCGTAGACCGATGCACTACGGCAGCCGTGCTGAGCTGCTCATCGAGCACGAGGACCGTGCGCCTGCGTCGATGACCAATGCAGAGATGGTCAGCGAGTTGCAATCCCTTGGTTTCGTGCAAGCCACCGTGGTAGAAGCAGCCCCATCCGCGAATGACAACGGGCATACGCCTGACCTACGCAGGCTAGGCGCAGCCGATGGTGGGGACGATGACGCAAGGCGAGAGCAAACCGGCTGAGCTGTGGGCGCAACTGCTTGACCCGGATTGTCAGCGGGCAGTGAAGCGGCTGCTACCACCAAGCCTCTGGAAAGTGGTGGGCCTTGTGCTCACTAGAGCCAGTGACGTGTTGCGCAAGCGGGTGCGGCCATGACTGACCCGTGCCCTGAGTGCGCGCGCTGGCAGGCGGCAGCCACGGCACTGAACGATGACCTGGCTGCTGCGCTGGCTGACATCGCACTGCACCGCAAGGAAGGTGAGAAGCTGCTGACTGATCTGGCCGAAGCGCGCGCCGCATCCACCGCGTGGTGCCAGTTCGCCATGCAGCAGCATGACGCACGCGTGCAGACCGAACGCATGGCGGACCTGAAGGTCAACGCCTATCGCGCTGAGTTTGAGAAGGCGATCGATGATGGGCGGCTGAGCTACGGCAAGTCCGCCAAGCAGTGGCTGAGTCAGCTGCGCGCCATCAAGCTGCAGGTGCACGCGATGGTGGATAAGTTCATCGGCAACCCATCGCAGGGCAGGCTGGTGGCCATCCCCCCGGACCTGCACTCGCTGGTGCTGCTGGTTGATATGGTGTGGCTACCGAACGATACGGTGGACACGGTGATTGACATGGATGCGGATGCAGTCGCACTGCCTGCTGATCGCACACGCTGGTGTCAGCGGTGCGATGCGACAGTCGATGCAGCGCACGGTCAGCCGATGGACATGCACCCGGGCTTGGTGGACTGCAAGCCTGAGCTTGGCCCACCCCCTGGCATACGGGGTACGCGATGACCAGACCACGGCCAGCACCTGAGAAGGTGGAGCAAGCAATCAAGTACGTGGACGCTGAAGCAGCCGACGTGGGTGGACCCATGCGCCACTCACTGCAGGAAGCGGAATGGTTGGTGGATGAAGTGCGCGCGCTGCGTGCAGACGTGACCCGCATGCGCGCGCGCACGCTGGTGCTGCACGGTTACGTCCAGCGCCTGCGTGATAGCAAGCACCGCACGTGTGACTGCCCTGAACGCGTGCTCTTCTTCATGGAGAATGAGCCGTGACGCATGACCCCGATAGCGTGGACGCTGTGCTTGCAGAGGTAGCGCGCAACGATGGCTTCAGCGGCAAGGGACGTGCAGCCAAGTGCGCCATGGTGCTGCGGGATGAAGTGCTGCGGCTGCGGGAGTTGGCAATCACAGAGCTGGATCGCCTGAAGCAGGTGACCGCTGACGTCAAGCAGCAGTGCGCCAGACTGGAGGCGAACTACGTGCGTGACATGGATGCGGCGAACCTGCTTGAAGTCATCCAGGCAAACCACTTGGCATGGCATGCAGTCCGCATCCACGCGCAGGCCATCGAGAGTGGGGAAGGTACGAGTCTCGCGCAACAGGGACAGATGCCGCGCCTGATATGCCTGCGTGCGGACGCCATCGTGGACCTTGCAGATGCAGCGCTCAAGCTTGCCTATGACGTGGGTGTAGTGGAGCTGATTGGACCTGAAGAGCTGATTGAAGAGCCAGCAAAGGACGGGGACCATGGGACCGATTGAAGAGCTGATTGCAGCGGCGGGTGCGGTGGTGGATGAAGCACTGCAGACCGATGACGCTGAAGCAACCCAGCGCATGCACTGGCTGCGCGTTGCGAGACAACGTGCACACCATGATCAGTTCCGCACTGAGCATGAACTGATGAACAGACGCGGCCAGCTACTGTCCCTCTATGGCCAGCGCATCGATGTGCTGTGGGGTGCATTGGAAGAAGTCAGCGCACTGTGCGCACGCTGGACTAAGCAAGCGGATGCACGTGAGAACCCAATATCAAGCTTGCTCATCATGTCGATGGTCAGCGAAGCAGTGGCTGTGCTGAACAAAGTGGAAGGCGATAACCGGTGCTGGGATGTGCGCGATGCACTGGGTGGTCCACCCGTGGTGCGCGACAGGACCGAAGGACTGGCTGACCTTCAGCGTGAACTGCTAGAGCTGGAATCCACTGACCCCGTGGTGGGTGCAGCACTGCGGGTAGCAGCCAGCTACGTGCAGCGCATCCAGCAGCTTGAGACTGCGAACGCTGAGCTGACTGAGCAGCTGGCAGCATCAGAGGCGGACCGTGTGGCCATGACCTATACGGTGAAGCCATGTGTGCGCTGCAAGGAACTTGAGTCCGAGTGTGACCTGCTCATCTGGGAGAATGAGCAGAGCGCGCGCGCACTGTGGAGTCATCAGAACGGGGTGACCATTGGTAGCGTGACCGATGCTCAGCGCGCTGAGCTACTGCGTCAACTCAATGGCGCACCGTCCATCATCTTGGCCGAAGACCATAACGCGCTACTGACTGACCTGCGCAAGCGGAACCTGCAAGCACTCGATGCGCTGCACGCTGAGCGCAGAGAGAAGAAGCTTGCGGCCGATGAGCTTGACCGCGTGATGGTCATCGTCGGGAAGCTGCGGACCAACCATGCATGGGTGGGTGGTGTGCTCGATGCGCTGGCGCATGGGAACCGCATGGATGCAGCGCCTCTGATCCAGGGGTCACGTGGTCAGGTGGACATGCTCAGCAATCAGCAGCTGCTGGCTGGTAGGGCACGCTTGGAGTGCACGTGCGGCCACCCACCCGCATCGCACACCGGTATCGCTGGCGTATGCGCAGACTGCACCGCGTGCACGGGATACGAACCATGAAGATAGACATAACGCTACTGACGCACGCGCACATCACATATCAGCAGCTAGCACAACACTTCTGTGACCAGGGTCTGCCCACGGACGTGATGCTGGTGCTGGCTGCGCTCATCGTGGTGAGCGAGGCAGAGTCACGCACGATCGATGCTGCACTCATCGACGTCCGAGACTTGGCGGTAGAACTGATGTCTGTGCCCGAAGACGTCAGCAAGCCAGGGGTGGTGCTGTCATGATCAAAGCAGGTGGTGACATCGGGGGACGCAAGCTGATGCTGCTGGGTCTGTCCACGCTGAACCTGCAGCGATTGCAGGAAGGCAAGCCCATCAAGTTCGCAGGTGAACCGTTCGGCTTCGCTGGCGAAGTGGTCATCGTGTGGGGTGAGACTGAAGAAGCGATTGCGCTAGAGCTGAAGGCTTCGGGGCTGTCACTGCCTGAACCAACGGTCAAGGCCAAGCCATGACTGACGCATGGAGCGTTACCGCTGGCGACGTCATCCAGCTAGACCCGGACCACTCGGCTGGGTGGGGACCGCTGCTGTGTATCGTCGATGAGCTGCGTGTAGGCGGAGTGCTTTGCTATGCGCTCCACGCTGAGAAGCGTGGCGAGCCACCCAGCCAGATGTTCCTGCGCGTTGACCACGGTGGCTACGTGGTGATTGGCAAAGCGCAGTGGGTAGCTGCACCACGGGGGGATGGCGATGAAGAAGCTTGAAACGCGCACCTGCCCTGAATGTCACATGGGCAAGGTGCATAAGCTTGGCTGCAGTAGGCGCGGGGAGCGGCTGCTCACAGAGCGCATCGAAAGGCTAGAGCGCACGGTGGTCAAACTCACGCACGCATGTGACCTGCTGAACGCGCGTATGGATGGGCAGGCTGACATGATGCGGGACCTGCAGCGGATCGGTGATCTGATAAGCGAACTACCCAAGGGGGATAGCGATGACCGAAGCACCACGTGAAGGCACCTGCCCCGAGTGTCGCTTATTGAAGATGGAGCTGGCCCTAGCCAAAGCGTGTGCGGATGCAGCTGGGTCGCAGATGTTGGACCTGCAGCAGGACTGCATAGCAAGCGTCAAACTGCTGACCGAACTGCGGGACGCAGCTGCAGCAGTGGCAGCGCTCATCCCTGCGCCCGATGCGTGGCCTGCACCGATGGACGTGGACAAGCTGCGGCAACGCGCGCAGCAGCTGCGTGAAGTGATTGGCAGGGTGCCGTGACCATCAGTGAAGCAGTTGAGCAAGGCATCAGCCGCATACGCAAACCACACTGGGCGTTCCCCGATGACGTGCTGATACTCAGCGTCGAGTGGAGCGAACGCTTGCAGCGCCACCTGTATGGTCCGTGGGGTGAGCTGCACTCCCCGCAGATGGCAAGCATCGAAGGCATGCGGCACTTAGAGAAGCAGATGGTGCTTGTGCTGGGTGACCCGGCTGATGACTGGGTGGCCGCACCATGACTGACAAACCCAGGTTCACTGACGCTGAGCTGAATGAAGCTACGGACAGAATCACCCGGCTTGCGTTCGCACTAATCCACGTGTGCCAGCGGCAACCCGCAGCGGATGTTGAGATGGCGCTGGTGATGGTGCTGGCCACCACGCTAGACAAGATGGGCATACCCCGCGCTGAGTGGATCCAGAAGATGGGCGGCGCCATCGTGGATGCACCCAACTTGGATGAAGTCGCCAGACGCATGAATGAAGCGACGCGTGCGGGGAAGGTATGACTAGGCCAGGTGACGACAACTTCGTGGGTGAGTGGCTCGGACCAGCGCTCATCACTGCGCTGGTGCTCACAGCCTTCCTAGCGTTCATGTTCATCGTTACGGACTGCGACACGAAAAAGAGAACCATCGAAGCAGAGACGTTCAAGGCATGCGTGCAAGCAACGCACTCACCCGCTGAGTGCAAGCTGGCCACGATGCACCAAGGACCAGGGCATGACTGATGACTGATGAAGAGCAGCCCACCGATGAAGCGATCGCGGATGACGCGGATGACGATGAGCTTGTCAGCCTGCCCATGCATGACGCGCTGCAGCATGCAGATGCAATCATCTTCGCTCTACGTGAGCAAGGCTACAGCGATGCCACTTCAGTACTGGTGTTGGCGTCTGCACTCACGTGGCGATACAGCTGCAATACGGTTGACCAGGACCTACCGCTAGACCTGCTGCTTCAGAACGTTGACACAGCGCAGGCCATCATCAGGCAGCACACCATCATCAGGGCAGCTGAGCGCAAGGCTAAGGCGGACTGATGCGCGCGCTGACCCGGATGAAGGAACGGCTGCACCGTTGGTGGCATCGCGCGCCATCGGTCTGCTGCTGGGCGCTGTTCAACATCCCTCTTAGTGCAGTGTGGTTTTTCGGACCCACAGAACAGATACGCCATCTAGCGCGCGACGGGCTTATAGGGGTCAACCTGGTGATCGCCGTAGTCAGCAGCGTTCAGATAGTGCGGCTACGCATTCAGATGATACGCATCGCAGGCAGGATAGAAGCCTACGAAGAGATGACCGCACGCGCTGAAGAGATGTTGCGCGCGCGGTCATCGTCCCGGCAGCAGCCACCGAAGGACCACCGGGTGAACTGATGCGCTCAGTTCCGCAGCACCTGCTGTGCAATGCTTTCGAGCGTGGGCGGTGCGCTATCCCCGTTGCTTGTCCGCTTCAGCTCTTCCGCTGCAACCACGGTATCCACCACCCTAGCGGTCATCCACTCGGACAGCTGCGCACGGACTTCATCATCAGTCAGCGCATAGCGGTCAGCGATCACGGACACGGCTATGCGCTTCAACCTGAGTCTCATCAGGTCCGTGTCCGTGATGCGTGCGGCCGGGTCTTCTTCAGCCACCGGGGCATCCGCTTGCGCAGACGTGCCGTCCTCCGGGACGTCCGCACCGAAGCGCGCGCGAAAGGCTTCAAGCTGTCGGTTGACCGTGGTGTAGCCGATTTTATATTTCTTACTGATGGCGAACCTATGGACTTCGCCGTTACTCAGCGCCTGCAGGTCTGGAGTGGTGATCGTGGGTCTAGGCGCGGCATCGCTGCGTGGTCTACCAGGCTTGCGTCTTGGTTCAGCGCTGACCGTGGCGCCGCTCCGCTCAGGAAACGCAGGACCACTGGGCGCAGTGCGCTGACTGGGTTCCTTCCAAGCCTTACCAGCCTTCTTCTTCAGTACGTCATAAGCACGTTTGCCGTGTCGCTTGTAGCCATAGCCAGCCTGCCAATGTGGATCTACTCCATGGCGGTGGGCGCCTATCATCTGTTCTACCCGAAAGTAGAGACTGGCAGGTGCAATGCTCAGATGACGGGTCAACGTGGCCAGCGGGAAGTCCCCGCGGATGACACGCAGGATGTCATCGTGCGCGTTGTTGATCCGTCGCTTGGTTTCATGACGGTCAAGCTTCGGTGCAGCACGCAAGCGTGGGACACCATGGCGGGTCAGCCCCTTGTCATCATCATCCACCACTGCAGCAGGCGCAGCAGTCCTACCGCTCATCTTCCCCTTGGACAGCTGCATCGCAGCCACCATGTCCGGGGCATCATCATCCGCAGTGGCTATCTTGCCCTGCGTCAGCGCCTTCAGTTCATCCCTTGCTTGCTTGCGCTGAAGCTCAGCGCGTTCGAGTTTGAGAGCTGCAGCCAGAAGTGGCCTGCATTTGTCACACAGTAGTTCAGCAATCCGATCGTCCATGGCGGGGATTCTACCCACAGGGACATGCGTGAAATCAAGATGGCAACGAAGAAGAGCGGCACCCAGCCAGCACCAAAACCAGGCAAGTGGGTGCAGCACCCGGACCCAGCGCTAGAGCGGATAGGCACGCGCTTCGTACGGATGCGTAACGCCATGCGTGAGCTGCATGAACAGGCATCGGTGATGGTGGAGCTGATTGACGAGTATGAGCAGCAGCCGCGTAGCTGGGTGTGGCGGACCATCCGCGCCAAGACAGAGCGGCTGCGTGACTCGCTTGCGTATGAGCTAGAACGAAAGGACCCAGACGATGACCCAGGTAGCAAAAGCACTGATTGATTTCATGGCCGCGACATTCGGCCACCGCGTTGCAAACCAGGCCAGCGCGGCCACTGAGCGCATGGAAGAAGGCGCACTCTACTGGCGTGAGTTGCCAGACGGTTACGAGGTATGCGTCTACCCGATGACGTTCGGCAAGGCGCGCTTGTGCTACAGCGAACAGCACTCGCGATGCATCATCGATGCGTATTGCTACCCCACACCCGTGGCAGCGATCGCAGCAGCGCAGGTGTGGACAGGGGAAGGCGATGCGCCAGTCGGATGGCATCGACACCCCACCAGTGGACGGCGCAGAGAGGACGGGGACCCAAGCAAGGAAGTGGTGCGGCCATGACCACCAGTAAACTGCCGCCATCGCTCTACGTCATCATGCATAACGTCGATGACCCAGCGCATCAGGGCTACGGGGCTAACCTTGGCGTGCAGCCGCATGACTACAGCGAGTCAATCAAGCCCGATGCAGTCCAGTGCAACCTGGTCTTCCATTCCGAGCAAGACGCATGGCGCTGGCTGGGTGTCACAACCCGCACCGACCCGGACCACGCGCGTGCGATGCGTACAGCGTGGTGCGTGCGAGAGTTGCATCCACAGCCGCAGCAGCGCTCAAGCACAGGTGGTGACATGGCCCGCGCTGTGATGGACTTTGAAACCATCTGCACTCAGCGCGATGCGCTACTCAAGGCATTGGAGGCAGCTGCTGGAGTGGCGATCATAGTACGAAAGAGTATCACCGGGTGACTACATCCAGCATACAACCCGAACACGTTGGTATGCTCGCGCGCTGCCCTACCTGCAAGCGTGTGGCTGTCATCGAAGACGTGCGGCCAGACCAACGCATCATCTTGCGACACAACGCGATCCACTGGTGCGTCATCGCTCCACCGAACGCGCATCTTGTAGAGCGGTTCACCGATGAACCAGAGGGGGCTGACGCAAGTGGTTGACATCATCATGACTGCCGTTGTCTTCAGCGCAGTGGGCTTTTGGCTGGGCGCTAGAGCTGGCTTCAAGTCTGGCTATAACCGGGGCTTCCCAGAGGGGGTCCAGTTCAGCGTGCACAACACGTGGCTGGCAGTGCAGAAGTACATGGACCCTGATGACGTAGAGCAGTTCAAGCAGGCTGTGTTGACGTTTGAAGCGGATGGCACTGATGGCTGACGCACCCACGCTGGTGAAGTGTCCTCACTGCGGCGGGGACGTGGACGTGGATGGCGTCGAGCCTACGTCAGGGGACTGGTATATCTGCATGTTGTGCGAACGGCTAAGCACCGTATCGATCGGCGATGAGAAGCAGCTGGCGTTACGCAAGGTCAGCCGCAGTGACTTGGCTGAAGCATCGCCACAGGCGCAGCGTGCAGTCATCGAAGCCACCGCCGTGATGCAGCGCATGAAGAGAGGACCGTTCTCATGAAGCCTAACCGGGGCTACAAGCATTGCCATCGATGCTGCCTTGCGTATGACGTGCGCTTGATGTGGATCGATGCGGGGAAGAAGCTAGGGCGATGACCACCACCCAGGAAGAAGCGAAGCTAGCTGCGGATGCGCTCCTAGAAGATGCGTGCATCAGCACGGACATGATCACGATGATGTGGCGCGTGGCCAGCAGTCGCGCAGGCGCAAGCCGTGCAGAGCTGGACACGTTCATCGCTGCAGTCATGTTCGGCAACGCAGGGCTGCGCATCCGTGAATCGTTCAATAAGCTTGAGCTGTGGGAGTGTGAGAACGGGCCATGCCCTGACTGCTGCGTGGACTGCGACAATGCAACGGGTGGCTATTGCCGCAAGCATGTTCCATTCTGGGAAAACGACACAGGTCCATATTACTAATGGGTAAGAACGTATCGCGCGCCACTCGCACGGCTGCACGCATTGCGGCACTGACCGCAGAGCTAGCGGCGCGCGCGCAGTCCGGTCAGTTCACTGCGTCTCCACCACCTGCCAATGACAACGGTTACGGCAGCATCATCCCCGGTGCAGACGACCCGATCCCCTTCTGTCCGCACACGCCTACGGCCAAGCAACGTGAGCTGCACGCGCTTGACCACATCCTGGAAGTCTTCTTCGGTGGCGCTGCACGCGGTGGCAAAACAGATGGCGCTCTGCAGAGTGCACTACGCTATGTGCATGTACCTGGGTACGCAGCGCTCATTTGCAGGCGCTACTACAATCAGCTGACGCTGCCCGATGCGGTGCTTGCGCGTGCGAACGAATGGCTGCGCGGTAGGACCGGAGTGCGCTGGGATCATGAGCTACCAGGGTTTGTGTTCCAATGCCCCGGGGGCGGAACCAGCACTATCAGCTTCGGTCACATCGAACGGGAGGAAAGCAAGTACCGCTACCAGGGTGCGCGGCTGCAGCTCATCGTGATGGAAGAGCTGACGCACTTCACGGGCAGCATGTATCGCTACATGTTCAGCCGCTTGTCACGGCCAGAGAGAGGACCGCTTAGCAAGGTCCCGCTGCGCATGCGCTCGACAGGTAACCCCGGTGGCGTGGGTCACTTCTGGGTGTGGCAGCGGTTCATCAACCTAGAGACACGTGAACAGGGGGCAGTGTTCCTGCCTTCGTTCCTGGCGGATAACCCGCATGAAGATCAGGCAGCGTATCGGCTATCGCTATCGAAGCTGTCACCGGTAGAGCAAGCGCAGCTGCTTGAAGGCATCTGGGATGCACTGCAGGAAGGCGACGTATTCAAGACCGATCGCATCATCCTGCTGGATGTGGCGCCACCGAACTTGACTGCATGGGTGCGCTACTGGGATTGCGCTGCAACGCCAGCACCAACGCGCACCGGGGATAAGCAAGACAAAGGTGACTTCACTGCCAGCTGCCGCATGGGCGTGGCCAATGATCAGAGCTACGTCATTCTCGATTCAACGGAAGACAAGTGGGACGTGGGTGAGCTGCCTAGCCGCATGCTGCTGCAGGCGGATGAAGATGGGCGCAGCACTGCGGTGCGGGTGGAAGAAGAAGGCGGACACAGCGGCAAGCTTGCAACGCGCGTATACCAGACGCACTTGCCAGGCTACTCAGTCGATGGCATCCGCAGCACAGGCACCAAGCTTGAGCGCGCGAAGCCTCTGTCCGCTGCTGTCTACAATCGCAAGCTGTCCATCGTGCGCGGACCGAAGACACGCCGCTTGCTTGAATACCTGCACGCGTATCCGTACGTGTCGCACGACGACATGATTGATGCAGCGTCTGGCGCGTTCAACTTCCTGAGCAACGAATACAAGGGCGAGTTTCGGATCGATGTGGCCAAGCCCACGCTGCGCACTGCGGGTCTGCGTCAGCTGATGGGTGCAAGCACACGCAATCTGCGGATGGGATGAAGGCGTGTTTGAGCGCTGGCTATGCGAGTCCGGGTTTTGGCTGAACTGCTTTGGCTGCAGCGCCAACGCAATCCTAGCGATCGTGCACCCATCGCACGCACCGCTGCACCTATCGCTGATGGTGCTGTCTTGGTTCGGCGCAGCGTATATGCGGTGGTGGTCAGTACCGAAGGGGAAGACATGACCGAACTTGACCGCCTCTATCCCATGGCCCTAGTGCGCGTGATGACTGCGAAGCACGCACCGCGCGCGTTCTGCGCTGGCCTGGTATTCCGCGGACCCTACTGCACCGAAGCTGCACCGATACTGAAACACGTGCGCGGCTGGCTGTGGCAAGACGTGCAGCGCTACTGCCGCCGTAACCAACTGTCTACACTGTTGGTGTCTACGTGGCAGGCTGACTTAGAAGGGCTGCCACCGAAGGCAGGTAGCTAGCAGCGCTATCACAATCAGTACCGTTGCAATCCAGTTCCCCGGTGGGGAAGGTGCGGCAGCCAGGACCAACACAGCTACGCAGATGAGGATTGTTACGAACATGCCACAGCCGTATGCGCGCAACCCTGCTTGACAACGTGGGCAGCCGTAGGCAAGTTGGCGGCGGGTCAACGTCAATCGTCCGTGGACTGCCCCTGCTTTCTAGCGCACGCCAATAAGCCGCTAGGAAGCAGGGGCTGTTTCATTTTATGAAACTTGTGATCGGTGGTGGTACACGGTGCGGCAAGTCCACGCTGGCTGAGCACATCGGACGTGCGCTGCAGTTGCCCGTCTACCACGCGGACGATCTGATCCACCTAGGCTGGTCAGAAGCCAGCGAAGCGTTTGCGGACGTCATCGCGCATGGGCGGGATGGCGTCTACGAAGGTGTCGCCACTGTGCGGTCACTACGCAAGATGATGAAGCGGCCACGCATCCGCCCATGCACTGAGTACGTGCATCTATCTACACCGATGGTCGCACTGACCCCGAAGCAGCACGCGCTCAATGCTGCGATTGAATCCGTGTACCGCGAGATCTCCCCACGATTACGCGCGCGCTACGTGCAGGTCCGGGTGAATAGCTACTTGCTGAACTGGGAAGCTTGACCCGCAGCCGATAGCTGCAGCATGCTTGCGGTTCACAGCAGCTACCTCGTCTTCCGTTACTGTTTCAGCACACCGGGGATGCGCCCCGCTAGGGAATGGTTCCTAGCGGGGCGTAGTCTTTTTCACTCTTCTACCCCCTAGCCAGCAGCGCAGCCTAGCCACGTGGCTGCGTCCCTCACTGCCTTCCCGATAATCGAGCGGCGCGCGCTACTTGGTTCATCAGAGCGCCAGCGGTTACCCGGTGCATACGGTGACCTGACCGCGCAGCGTTTGACGTCCATCCTGCTGCAGCTTCAGCGGGGTGAGGTAGAGCACTGGGCAGAGCTGGTTAGCCACGCGCTCAAGGATGATCTACTCATCCACTTGTATACCACTCGTATTACGCGTGTAGCACAAGCCGATTACCAGATCGTTCCCAATGAGTTTGGTGACCAGCGGCTAGCGCGTGAAGCAGCCACATTCATTGAAGAGTGTCTAGGTCGCATCACGAACTGGGATCAGTTCGTGCGCAATGCGCTGCATGCGATTGCACTCGGTTACTCACCGAATGAAATCGAGTGGGACAGGGACGGGATGTCGCGCACCACTTACGCGCGCGCCATCCACTACATCAACCCGAACCGGTTCCGCTATGATGACCAGTGGAAGCTGCGTCTGTACGACCACGGTTTGCGCGCCATCAGTTCGGGCAACATGTATGGCGAAGTTCTGTACCCACCCAACTGGATCGTTCATCAGCACAATGAACTAGCGGGTGACCCGTGCGATGCAGGGCTGATGCGCATGTCCATCTGGCGCTGGCTCTTTCGTCGATGGGCAGACACGTTCTGGATTCAGAACCTTGAGAAGTATGGCGCGCCATTCATCAGCGCTGAAGTTCAGCCGAACACACCCGAGGCGGTGCGTCAGCAGATCAAAGCAGCGATCGTTGACCTAGGCATTGACCGCGCTGCAGTGATGGAGGCGGGTGGCAAGCTCACCGTTACGCCACCAGCGATGGGCACGGGGACTGCATCGCAGCATGAGTTGTATATGGACTTCGCTGCGCGCTCGCTTGGCTCGACGTGGCTGGGTGCATCGGATGTGTCGATGCCTGGTGAGAACGGTTCACAAGCTGCAGTGTCTGGCCGCATCAGCGCCACCACTGACCCACGTATGGTGACCGATGGCTCCAACTTCTGCGGCACGCTACACCGCACGCTCTTCTACTGGCTGATTCATTTCAACCGACACAAGTTTGACCAGCTCCCTCCCATTCCAAAGATGCGGATGAAGACTGCGTCCGATGAGCAGAAGACCGACGTCCAAGATCTCGCTGAGCAGAACGCGCAGGACCGCGCATCGGGTAACGGTGCTGCAGCCACCAGCGGCGCACCGTACGAAGTGCGCGGCGGCAGCGCATCGCCCGGGCTTGAAGACGCACTGAACCCTGCGCCTGCACCGGCTGACCCGAACGCACCACCCGCAGATCCCAACGCTCCCCCTGCACCGGCTGACCCGAGTGCACCAGCGGAAGTGAAGAAGCAAGAGACCGCACTCAATGGTGCGCAAGTCACATCGCTGGTGGACGTGCTCAAGGAAGTGGCGATCGGTGGGCTACCCCGCGAGAGTGCGGCTGTGCTCATCCAGGTTGCCTACAACTTGGATGCTACAACGGCTGAGCAGTTGCTTGGGACTATCGGTACTGCGGCGTTCACGCCCACCCCTGAACCAGCAGCTGCGCCACCGTTCGGCGGCGGACCACCGAAGCAGCAAGCGGATGCGCCACCGCCACCACCGGGGGATGCACCACCCGCAGCAGCATCCATCCCAAAAGACCAGAGCCGCACGACTCAGGTGCGGCAGACAGTGACGACACCAGCGCAGACTTCGCTGACTTCCTCGCGCTCGACAGGGCCTCTAGAGACAGTGCTGCGCGCCAAGTGGGACGGCCGTCCACGCTAGTGGTGCGTGGGACGTACCAAGCAGCAGCGCTGATGACTGAAGCGGGGGAAGAGCTAGCGGACATCATCCGCGGTGCGTCATCCCCTGATGCGGTCAACGCTGCGCTGACAGACTGGAAGCAGGACACAGCGATCTTTGATCGGCTGGGTGACGTGCTATTCGTGACCACCGCGCTAGCAGACATGGGCGGTCAGCTGATGGTAGCGGGACGTGAAGCAGAGGCAGTGCAGCTGCGCGTGATTGCGATGGCTGACCCGCCGCCATCCCCGAAGCCGTTCCTTGACCTGCCATGGTCCGATGCAATCGAGGCGTTCAAGGCGCGTGGCCTGGTGGAAGACACGGACTTTGAAACGCTGCTAGGTGACTACGCGCAGCGGTCAGCAGTGGCGCGCCAGCTGATGCTTGACCAGGTGCAGTCCGAAGTGATGCGGCACCTGACCGATGCAATCACTGCAGGCGAAACGTTGCCGCAGTTCGCTGACAAAGTGAATGAGCTGACTGCATCGCTAGGCTTAGCACCGGGGAAACCCAGCTACTTAGAGATGGTCTTCCGCACCAACGTGCAGAGCGCGTATGGAGCTGGCCGCTACAAAGCGATCAATAACCCAGTGGTGGCAAGCAGCCGCCCCTACGTTCAATACCGCACGGTGGGTGATGCGCGCGTGCGGGATGAGCATGCGGTGCTGGATGGCCAGACCTACGCGGTGGACGATCCAGTCTGGCAGCGCATCGCACCACCGAACGGATTCAACTGCCGCTGCTCAATGATCACGCTCAGCAAGGCGCAAGCGGTAGGCGTACCCATCAGCACTGCAATCCCTGACGGTTACATCCCTACGCCAGGGTTTGATCAGCCACCTACCGCAGTGCTCAATGTGTCTGACACAGACACAGGGACTGGCGAAGAAGAAGAAGCAGGCTGAAGTTTTTCACTCTTCTACCCACTAGCGCAGCTGTCAGCTTCAGCACGCTATGGCCTTCGGCAAGAAAACCGATCTACCAGAGGGTGCTTCGCCAGCGCCTATCGTTGGCATTGGCACGCAGGAAGGTGCGGACCCTGCCGCACGGTTGAAGGACTTCGACAGTCCTCCGATCGATCCGACTGCCAAAGCTGCGGCGGAACAAACGCCGACCAACGATCCCGCGGTCATCATCAAGCCGAACACTGAAGGCGTGATGTTCATGCCTTCGCCTGAAGAGAAGGCTGCGGAAGATGAGAACGCGCGCAAGGCGAATGAAGCAGCAGGCGTAAAGGCTGCTGACCCTAATGAGAAGCTGAGCACCGAAGATCGACTGACGCGCATCGAACGCGTGTTGCGATCACAGGGACACATCGCCTGATGTTTGACGGTGCGTTGCCAGCGTATGCGGTGGACGTAACGGGGCGTAAGGCCAAATGCCTACGCACGTTCATCGCATTGAAGGACGCGCAGCTTGACGCAGGCACCAACAGTGGATGGGCGCACGTTGCGATGCTGGGTGAATGGCGCGGCCATCACTCCGGTGAGTTTGAGTTTACGCGCGATTCGTTCACGCAGATCCTCAAGAACTTCAGCGCGCAATCGAACCCGATTCCCTGGGATTACGAACACGATAGCTTCAATCCATCGACGTCCGGACCGAAGCCAGCAAGCGGCTGGGTCAAGCGGATGGAGCTGCGGAACAATGGCACTGAGCTGTGGGCTTACGTCGATTGGACACCCCGCGCAGCGCAGATGATTCGCGATGGTGAGTACGCCTATTGCTCGCCAGTGGTGGACTTTGAGTCCATCGATCGGAAGTCAGGGGACGTCATCGGTGCAGAGCTTCTGTCTGTAGCGTTGACTAACAACCCGTTCCTGGATGGGCAGCACAAGATCGCACTGACGTGGAAGGCGCTGAACTTCCCGCCGCCACCGCCGCAGAGCGACAAAGACAAGCAGCCACCGGCTGACCCGCAGCATGCGCAACAGAGCGCAGAACCCAAGGGTCCGCCACAGCAGCCGCACCCACCAGCGCACCCGCCGCCCTTCCCTCCGAAGGAAGAAGACAAGCAGCTGGCAGCACCACCGCCACCCGCCGCACCGGGTCCGCCGCCACCAGCTGCGGCAGATCCCAACGTTGCAGATGCAGCGCTGGGTGATGGCAGTGAAGCGGATGGGAACGCGCTCCTAAACCTGTTCGCTGATGCGGCGGGTTTAGACAAGTCACAGACGATCGCTGCGTTGATGGACATGAAAGACATGATCGTCAACGCGCTGCAGAAGACAGTGAAACGTGATGGCACGCCAGCAGAGGCAACACGCACCATGACCGTTGAGAAGAAACCCGAAGCGGCGCAGCCAGCGGCACCAGCAGCAGCGCCAGTTGTATTGTCCACGCCAGCAGCGGCACCCGCAGTGGTGGCGCCAGTGGCTACAGCGCCAACAGGTCTGACGCTGGACCAGCTTGAGCGTGACAACGATAAGGCAACCATCGAGCGCATGAAGCAGCGCCTTGATGCGCTGGAAGCAGAGCGCGCTGAAGAGAAGAAGCAGGCGATCGCGCAGCTGGTGGATGAGCGGATCGCAAGCGGTCACGTCATGCCAGACCAGCGTGATAACGCCATCTGGGCATTCACGCAGAACCGTGCGCGCGCTGAACAGATCTACGCCACGCAGGTGGTTCCCATCGGGCAGCGTCAGTCCACCACCACGCCCGCTGCGGCAGGTGGAGCGCAGCACACGCCAGGCAATGAGGTGATTGATATGTCGCAGTTCAGCCGCGCTGAGCTGATGACGATCGATTGCTTGATGGGTGCACGCAAGACGCAGGCGCAGGCCGTTGCAGTCGTGCTGAAGAAGCGCACCGATCTGAAGAGCTGAGCGCGTTTCCACCTAACAGGATCAAAGGGACAGGACACCATGACGGCATTGAGTGCAAACGCGGGACGTGAGATTCGCAACGATCTTGCGAAGTCGAAACAGTCTTACATCGTGAAGACTGGCGCCAAGATCTATGCGAACGCGCTGGTGATGCAGACTGCCAACGGCAGTGTCACGCCATGCGCGGACAGCACGACTGCCAAGTTCGCAGGTCTGGCGATTGAAGAGCAGCTGACGGGCAACGGAACCCGTCGAGTTGAAGTCGTCGATGACATCGAGATCCGAATCTTCCTGATGACCACCGTGACTGTTGGTCTGGTGGGAACGATCGCCTACGCCAAAGACGACAACGCCATTACGAACCTGGCGACGCAGGGTCCGCAAGTCGGAACCATCACTGAACGCATCGCAGCCAATGATGGCTGGGTCAAACTACGCCGCGCTGTCATGGCGAAGGGCACCTGATTTCCTTCTATTGGATTGAACCAGAGAGCTAACAAGCCATGCCATTCGCAACACAGGCCACGAACTTCAGTCTGATAGAGGGGCTAGCTGCGGCTAACACCACTTTTGAGACAGCTTACGGGGAGCTGTACTCACAGACTCTACCGGGCGTTTACTCGCAATACACCCGGGTCATCAGTGGCAACACGATGAGCCTGGATCTGCGATGGACCACCAACAACCCGATGATGCGGAAGTGGCTCGGGTCCCGCATTCAGAAGTATGTCCGCGCATACCAACAAAGCTACGTGCTTGAAAAGTACGAAGCGACGTTGCCCATCGCGCGCATGTTGCTTGAGTACAATAACAACATGAACCTCATCGGTGACACGGTGAGTAACTTCGTAGGGGGCGCTGCCTCTGCGTATGACTCTGCGTGCGCTACCGCGCTTGATAGCAACACGGGTGCAGGTCCTACGTGCTTCGATGGTGGGTCACTGTTCAACGCGAGTCACCCGCACGGTCCGAGTGCTGGCGTGCAGAGTAACCTTGGTGCAGGCATCAACCTGAGCTGGGTGAACTTCGATGCTGCGCGCACCGCGATGAGTCAGCTGAAGTTTGAGAACGGTGAGCCTGCGCAGATTCGACCCACGCACATCCGCGTTGGGCCGAAGCTCGAAACGCGCGCCAAGGAAATCGTGGGCGCTGAGCAGCGCATCACGGCTTACAGCAGCGCTGGCGTTCAGGATGCTGTGGCATCGGTGGTTGCAGCCGCACCGATCGTCAACATCTGGCACGGTGAACTGGACGTCATCGTTGACCAGCGCATCACCAACTACTACTGGGATCTGTACGATCTCAGTAAGCCCGGTGTGAAGCCGATTGTTTTGTATGAGGGACGGAAGCCGATTCCGATCCACTTGGACAAGATGACGGACCTGCCGCGCTACTTCAACGATGACTTCATCTTTGGTCTGGAAGGTGACTTCACCGTGGGCGGTGGCATGTGGATGACGGGCTACCGCGCCACAGGGACCGCACTCGGCTGAAGACTACAGAGCGCAGCTCTGCGCTGTGCTGAAGGTTGAACCATGGAACTGGTAAAAGAGCAGTTACTGCAGCTACCGCGTGACTCGCGTGCGAACGCGTTGCAGCGGCGTGACCCGATGGTCAAGGTGCGGATCAAGTCCCGCGCTGAGAATCAGGTTATCCCGGGCGGGTACATCTTGCCGAAGGGTGAGAGCACCTGCCTGGTCTACGCGCCTGACCTGCCCGTCATCCAAGCGATGATTGAGACAGAGCCTCAAGCGATCGCGCAGGCTGAAGCGTTTTTCCTGAAGGCAGTTGAACAGGAAATCAAAGATGAGCTGCGTGACATCCCGGATGAAGAAGGCAAGCGCGCTCGACTGAGCAAGGCGCGCCAAGAGTACAGCGGCAGTGTGGAAGGTACGTTCTACTTCCTGCACAAGCGGGACATCCTGCCGCTGGACTCGGTTGAAGTGTTGGAGACGGGGCTCCCAGCACCGGTCAATCAGGGGCAGCTAGAGCAGCAGTCGTTTCTGGCCACCACGATTGCGCGTGAAGTCGCGCAAGCGTTGGCGTCAGTGCTGCCGTCTGTCATCGCTGCTGCGGCACAAGCTGCTGCGCAGGCCAATAAGAGCAGCACCAAGTAACGCGGGGCAACACCAAGTGATTGAGGCGGGACCGTGGCTGATAGGTACATTGACATCGCTTATGTGGATGCGTGCCTAGAGCTATCGGTCCGTCTCTCGCTTGCTGAGAACGCAGACGAGATCAACCTATTCATAGAGGACTCATCGGCCGAAGTCGCAGGGCTGATGCGTAACTCTGGGTATGATCTTCCTGCTTCCCCGATCGTAGTTGCCAACGTTCATCCATCCGTGCGCAGCGCCACTATGTGCGGCGTGTGGGAACGGATGGCGCTGCGTCCACGCTACTCGCTTGAGCTGCCAGACAACTGGGCAGACATGCCTTACAGGCGCGCGCTCGATGGCATCGGTGACGGGACGCTGCAGCTTGGCAGCGGTCAGAGCACCAGCAGCGCACCGGGTGGCTGGCTCTTTTCAGACATCATCAGCAAGACAGGTGCTGGAAGACTTCGGGGCTACTGATGCTCATCGAAGCCAGCGGGCTAGCGGAAGCACTCGAGTTGATGCGCGCGCGCTCTGACCGCGTAAAGGCGCTGGGTCCTGCGCTGCAGTTTTTCGGGGAAGACATCGTCACCAAGACGGATACCCACTTCAAAGCGCAGACCAACTGGGATGGCACTGCATTTGCGCCGCTCAAGCAGTCCACGATCCTGAGTCGCCTCAACTCAGTGAAGGGTGCGAACGCGTACACCGCGAAGTCAGTGAAGAAGGTCAACGCTGCGCGCGCTGCAGTGCGAAGCGCCAGCAGCGCAGACAAGTCAGCGATGCGTGCGAAGTTGATTGCTGAAGGCTGGAGTGGAAAGCAAGCCAATGCGATCGTCAACTTCGCAAACGCGCACGATGTAGAAG